CTATCTCACGATGGGCAGATCCTGCCATCGCGTGGTATAACGAGGTGAGAGCATCTCCCTTTTCATTTGCCATTGCTGCTGAATACCCTGCCCCGCAAAATAGAGTGTTCCGCGTCCATCCTTCGCGTTTAGTGCGTCCAGTACTTCCATCAGCTTCTCACTACCTGCGCGAGGTGCGTTGTCGTCGAACAGGTTGAGCTGGGCAACGCTTTTACTAAAAAAATCTCCCAGCATCACTCCGGCTTTCTGGTATTTCCGGCCCTCCAACCAAACAGCATCAAGACAGCGCGTAGCCGCACCGATAATGTCACGCGTGTCACAGGTTGGTGTGAGCAATTTTACAGATGCACTATTTCCATAATATGGCGCTCTGGTATCGAATGGGCTGGTTTTTATAAACGCTGAGACAAATCTGCAATGCTGATGCTCACCCCGCAATTTCTCAGCAGCACGGAACGCATGGCTGCAGATTGCCTGGCGCATGTCATCATAGCCGCTGACGCGTTCACCAAACGATCTACTGCTAATGATTTCTTGTTTAGTAGGAGCGAACTCTTCAAGCTCAAGACAGGGTTCTCCATTTAACTCGCGAACAGTTCGCTCTAACACTACGTTGAAATGTTTCCTGATAACCCATGCCGGAGTGTCTGCGAGTTGCAGAACTGTATTGATGCCCATCGCCTGCAGTTTTTTTGTCAGCCGGCGACCAACTCCCCAAACTTCATCGACGGAGTAATACGCCATTAATTTCCGCTGCCGATCGACATTAGACAGATCTACGACCCCACCGGTTTGGCCTTGCCATTTTTTCGCCGCATGGTTCGCTAATTTCGCCAGCGTCTTGGTCTGCGCAATACCAACGCCAACGGTGAGATGCGTCCTCTGCAAAACAGTTGCGCGGATTTCCCGACCAAAATCCGTTAAATCTCGGCAGTTCCGCACGCCTGTAAGATCACAAAACGCTTCATCTATCGAGTAAATTTCTACCCGCGGGCTCATCTCCTCCAGAGTAGTCATGACCCGGTTCGACATGTCGGCATAAAGTTCATAATTGCTGCTGAATGCGATAATTCCGTGCCGTCTAAACTGCTCCCGTTGTTTGAAAAATGGCTCCCCCATCGTCACAAATTTTTTGGCTTCAGCTGATCTGGCGATCACGCAGCCGTCGTTATTACTGAGAACGACGACAGGGCGACCTCTTAGGTCAGGACGAAAGACAGTTTCGCAGGAAGCATAAAACGAGTTGACGTCAACGAGCGCAAACACGTTAGCCTGCCGATTTAACGATGAATGTAACGACGCCGAAAATCTCCAGACTGTCCTCAGATCCAATCTTAATAGGCTGGTATGCTGGATTTTCAGGCACCAGCATGACGACAGGATGTAGCTGTAGCCGTTTGACAGTAAATTCTCCATCTACGGCAGCGATGACTATATCTCCATGCTCAGCTGATTTGGCGCTATCAACCACCAGCAGGTCTCCTTCCCCAATCCCTGCGTCCCGCATCGAATCGCCCGCGGCCTTTACAAAGTAGGTTGCGCTGGGGTGTCTTATCATCAGCTCATTGAGATCAAGGCGTTGCTCGACGTAGTCCTGCGCCGGAGATGGGAATCCACACGGCACAAAATCGGAAAAAAGAGGGAGCGTGACAACTTCACGCAAATCTGCTGGTTTAATGAACTGCATATCAATCACCGCATAAACACTGAATGCATATACAGTAGTTTTATTGTTTTCAAAGATCAATATCCCTTCCCTGGTAAGGCCATTTATCATCCTCAACCTACTACCAGACTTTGATTTTTTTCCTTTGTAAATTTCTAAATTTTGAGGGCGGATCTCTTTGACAAGTAGCACCAAGGGGGCTAATATTAATTACATGAGGTAGCGGAAAGGCCGCAGCCCAAGCCCGAAAGGATGAACAAATGAGCAACGAAATGACCCAGGCAGAATTAGCGAAAGTTAACGCAGAAATTGCAAAGCTGATTGCCGAGACCTCAAAACTCAATAGGGAATCAGCCTGGTATCCGATAGTTGTGGCATCCGGCCTTATCGGCGCGGTCGCTACCATCACAACGGTACTGCTCAAATTCATTTAACAGGAAGCCCCGGAAGGGGCTTTTTGACAGGTACTCTATGCGACTCATCAATGATTACACTCCCCCGTCACCGGAAGATTTGGAAAAACTGAAGGAACGGCTGGGCTTTACAGGAAACCAAATGGCGGATTTGGCTGGCGTGGCCAGTAACAGTCAGTGGAGAAAATATACCGGTGGCGCGGAACCACGAGCTATGTCACCGCACATTCTGTTTTTCATGGCTGCGCAGTTGGCACTCGATGACAGCGAATTGACTCGTGTGCTGGCTAAAATGAAAGAATTAGGTGCATCGCTATAAGTTGCGCTTTTCAAGCTCTTCTACTCGCCGGGCCAACACCTGAATAGCGGAGATTGCGTCCATCAGCAGTACGTTGTTGTCAAGCGTCAGGCGCGAAGTAGTTTTCACATTCTCGGCAGGGGTTTCCGGGCCGCTGCCAGTCGTCATAATGACCTCTTTCACATACTGTGGATCAATCTCCTGCACCTGCTGCGCTATGACGCCGCGTCGCAACCGCTCCTGCTCATCGTCGTTATATATGAAAGTAACAAGCTCCATTTGGCATATGTTGTCCAATGATTGTTGGCCATCCGTTGGTTGTATATCGCGCTTATAATTTTTATCAGATGTGCCGGACCACTGTACTTGTCCCCGACTTCCTTGTATCTGTCCATCTCCACCCATGAACTGGAAATATTGGACTTGAGCGCTATAGCCCTGCACAGCTAAAACGGCTTTGTGATTATAGCCGGTATATTCTTCAAACCACAAAGAGCATCCCGCTTGACCATTTCCATCGGAACCCCTAGATACAAAACGGGAAGACAGGCTCGGAGCTCCTAATATCGAACCGTTACCACCTTGAGGGTCGTTTAAAGGCATTCCAACAAAGGCCGGGGTATTCATCGCTCGGATTGATTTTGATGTGTTGACGTTACCGCTGATCCACAGATCCCTGTCTATTGTAAAGTTGCTAGTGACGGTTAAAGTGTCTGCGTTATACGCAATGATACGGTGAGTGAAATCAGATGTAGAACTACCATAGTGAAAATCTATGAAAGGTGTAGTAAAAGATAATTCTATGGATTGTGCAGAAAGCTGACGGGCATTAATATCTGACTTTGTATTTATGCTCCCAGTTACAGTTAACTGTTTATTAAAAGTAGTGTCCTGGTCTGTACGAGCTGCATTCTGTATAACAGGATCAACCTGTGAAATTAACTTATTCCAGGATCGAATAGTTCCCTTCGTACCATCCGGCTTGGTTAGCGTTACATCTCCACTCCCAAAGAAAATACTTTGCTGATTTGCAAGGTCAGTGTAAGTTTGGTTAAAACATTTCTGAATACTTGTGGCTAACTCATCGCTAATTGTTGCCATAGCCTCTCCTGTTATTAAAAAGGGCCCCGCAGGGCCCTTATCACTCTCAATGCAATATTAAGATGACCATCCCCCGGAGCCTCGCGTCATGGTTGCGCTAGCCGAAATTATCTGGCAGCGTTCATCCACCCTGATCTCACAGGGAACATCTCGTTCATAGACGCCACTGAGCGTTGCCTGAATGGGTATATAGCGAGACGATGAATTCAAAACATTTGTCTCGATCCTCACTGTCATATGAGAAACCTCTATATTGTTTATCCAGATACCTATCTCGACCGTTCCTCCGCCATTCCATCTAAACAACAGGCCGTTTACTGTATATGTCTTTCCCTGCGATGAGTCGCCTGAATCATGATGTACTATGCGGGAGACGCCGTTATCTCTGTTATCAAAGGTAAAATCCGGGAAGCGTCCGGAGTTCGATATATCACCAATAAAGTTCCTGGCCTCAACAGTCCCGGAAAACTTTCCGTCTCTGGCATTTATTGTTCCGTTAAATACTCCATCATTAGCATATACAGTCCCTCTGTAAACACCTCCGCTAAACTCTGACCATCCTCCTTTATTTATACGCCAGCCTTGTTGACCCGATATGTAATTTGTTGATTGAATTGAGTCAGATATTTTCGCAAAGTCAATACTCGCATCTTTAATCATCGCGCTGCGCAAATATGCGTTTGCACCCTCAACGGCAAATGCCATTACGGCATTGCCTCCCGCGCCTGGTGTGTATACCCCAAACATATCAGCGGACACCAGAAACTGACTCTGGCCACTACCGTTAATGCCCAGCTGAATGCCGGCGACCACTGGCGTACCACCGTTCCCCGTTGCTACTTTAACGCCCCACTGCGCCCCAAGCTTGCCGTTGATATCAGCAACCGTTGATGCCGTCTGCTGTACCGTCGCCGACATGTCGCCATATTTCGAGTTCAGCGTATTTACCTGCTCTGCCGTGGATTTCTCCAGATCCGTGACCGTTTTATTGGTCTGCGTGATAGAGGCGCTGTTATCGCCGATCATGCTGCGCATCTGGTTAAACCCGTTGGCCATTGCCAGGCCGTTCTGAGCCACGGTCTCATTCAGGCCGGTGATTGACGACTCGGCATCATTGACGCGCGATGTCAGTTTCGTCAGTGCTGTCGAGTTGGCCGTTACCTGGCCGTCAATGCTGCTCACCTTGGTCGTAAGGCTGGTAAGCGCCGTAGAAGCTGCATCAGCTGTTTTCTGTGCGCTGGCTGCGTCTGTTACGTCTGTTATTACCAGCTCATCAATGAACAGGTTATAGCCGGCGCCACCGCTGGTTCCTCGTGTAGAGATCCACAGTACGCCTCGCGTTTTGCCACCACTAAGGGTTGCGGTCCCGGAGAATTTAACCCATTTATCACGGCCATTGAGTGCTGCCTCGGAAACAACTGCGGCGGTTAGCCAGTTATTACTTCCGGCGGCATCCTGGACATGAATACCTACCACGGTTGTCCATCCACTTGGCGGAGATTCACTACTCGGCATCATTGCGTAAAACTCAATGCGGAAGACGCCCTGCTCGCGAACGGTAGTTCGGGTTCCCAACGTTTTATCGCTGTTGCCTTTGTCGCCGCCATCACGACGAACTCGCAGGCATTGGTTCCCAGAAAATTTGTACTCCCTGGTCACCACTGCCGTAGCGCCGCTGATTTTGGTTCCTTCTGCATAAGACTCGAAAGAGCCATCAACCCAGAGGTTTCCGTTCGCTTTGTTGAGGGTATCGAGGGAGTTCGACAGGCTGGTTACCGCGCTACTTTGCGATGTGATATCGTTACCCAGCTTGGTAACGCTGGATTGCAGAGAGGAAATCGCCCCGGCGTTGGCCTGGATGTTCTTCTCGTCAGTGACATCGAGCACGTAGAAGTCGTCGAAATACATCGCGCCGGCGGACAGGTACGCCGTTATTTGTATATCAACGACATCATCAGCCGGGGCGGTCCAGTCAAATGAGATATTTTTCCATGTCTGCGTAAAGCCGCCGTAATTAAACCCTCCGATTAATCCAGATGCGTTAGCGACCCGGAATTTGGTATTCGACGCATTGGCAATCGTCGTGCCGGCATCCTGTTTCGCATAGGCGCCTATCCGGTAAATCCTCCCCTTGCTGACCGGAAACTTCTGGCCGATGCCGGCCGCAGCGCCAGGGGAGAATTTGACGCATTTACTGCCAAAATTCCCGCCGGCCACAATAGATGCTTTTTCGTGCCAGCTCGTATAGCCGCCGTTATCGCGCTCAAATGAGGCATTGGCAACCATGTTTCCCGGGATATTCCCATCAGCATCGACGCTGGCATCAGAGCTACTCAGGGAGTTTTGCAGGCTGGTCAGGCTCTGGCTTTGCGACTCAATTTTCCCCTCTGCGGAGGTTACTCGCGTCGTCAATGAACTTATGGCTGATGCATTGGCTTCGGCTTTGCGCGCGGCTCCATTGCCGGAACCCAGACCCTGCATAATCCCGTTCACGAACTCAACTGCCGTCGAGACGAATGCATCAGCACTACCGCCAACAGGGGAGCGCAGCTCCAGTGCGCTGCCGGAATCGGCCCCTTTTTGCCCCAGCAGAATATACGCGCCGCGGTACGGCAACGAGTTCAGTACCTCGGTGGTGCCACCCAACTGCTTCAGAGCCTCCACAACCGATCCCCGGTTAGTCGTTGGCTCATCATTTGTTAGTACGCAGGCATAGACCCCATTTTTCAGAGCCGTAATAGCATCCGAAAACGCTTTGCCATTAGAGGAGCTGGTATAAACATCATAGGTCGTTGCTGAGTCGACAGACGTTGAACCATCGCTATTTTTCTTGAATGTAACCAGTGCGTAACTACGCCCCTGCGAGAACAATTTAGCACCTGATTCACTGTAAACCCCCTGTGCTCCACTGCCTCCCATCCCCACTGCGGCGAGTGTAAAGACGGTTCGCCGGTTGAGCGAGGATGACAGCGACGTGAGGCTCTGCGACTGACTGGTTATTGCCCCCTCAGCGGCCGTAACGCGTGTCGCGAGTACGCTTAATGCACTGGCATTAGCGTCTATATTTTTGGCATCTGTTATGTCAATCAGATACACGTCATCAATATAGATTTCACCTGCTGACAAATAGACCAGTACGCCCATTGTCATCTCGCCGTCTTTTGCCGCCGTATATTCAGCAGCAAATGCATTCCAGGCAGAGCCGCTGGTTATTGCGGCAGGGTCGAACCTGGCCTCTGCAATAACGGAGTTATCGGAATAGGCAAACCTGAATTTATTATTAGCCGCACTCCCGGACGCCATCGTGCTCCCGGCCTTAGCCCGGGCAAATCCTCCAAATCTGTACGTCCTCCCCTTTGTCACATTAATGGTTGTGGTGGAGGTAATCGAAACCGACTTCCCGGCCACGACCTTCAGGATTTTACTTCCACTCCGCGGGTTCTCCGCCGTCATAACACTGCATACGTCAGATGACCAGGTCCAGCCGCTCAGCTCGCGTTCGAATGACCCGTTTGGCACCAGGTTGCCAGGGAATTTCCCTGACGCATCCATATCGGCCGCAATACCGCTCAACGAGTTGGATAAACTGGTTACGCTCTCGCTTTGCGACGCAATTTTCCCCTCTGCATTTGAAACCCGGCTTGTCAGCGAGGCCAGCGCCGAGGCATCGGCTTTATTACCCAGTGCTTTATTAACATCGCCGAGGCTGTTATTCAGCTGAGTAATTAACTGGCCCTGCGATGTCAGGTTCCCCTCTGTCGCCTCCACGCGCGAATTCAGTACCTGCGATGCGCTGGCGGCAGCGAGCTGGCCAGCGCCAGAGAACATCTGGTCAACGTTGTCAGAGAGTTTCAGGCCCAGCCGGAAATATGCGTTTCCGGACCACTGCTGGGTCACTACCTCGATAGTGTTCCAGCCTTTTTTGAACGGCAGCGTGACCGCAACTTCCGTCGAGCTGAGTTTAGCCACGCTGATGCTGTTGATGTAGATCTGACCAGTATCATCCATGACCCGCGAGCCGGGCTTGCAGATCACCTCTTTATCGGCACTGACGTAAACCAGGGCTTTGAAATAGGCGAACACGTTCGAGCCTGCGGACGTAAAATCCAGGCTGGCGGCATCGGCCACCTCGGAAATCGACGCCGGCTGCACGCCTGCCAGATCTGACAGCGACGGGATATAGGTCGAGCTGGACGCCCGGATGTAGAACAGCTGCTGTACCCAGCTGTTCTTTTTCCCGTTGGTTGCGCTGTTCTGCAGCTCGGTGATAGCGCTTCCCTGAGATGACAGCGTTTTACCCTGCTGCGTAACAGTCGTCTGCAGCTGCTGCAGCGCACTGGCATCAGCTTTCTTGGCAAGATCGCCCTGCATAGACGACACGTCGCCGCGCAGCTGAGTGATGGCCTGGCTGGCCGTTTCGATCTTTCCTTCGGCTGCATCGACCCTGGTGGTCAGCCCCTGCAGCGCCGTTGCGCTGGCGTTATCTGCCGGCGCCTCGCTCCACTCAGTAGGAACCGTACCTATTTCCATTTTCGGCGATGAGATGAACACCTCTCGCGCCGAGCTTACTTTGTAGAGCCGGCCAAAAATGACCTTGGTGCCGCCAGTCTGGCCAGGCTTACGCTTCCATTTGACCCAGTAACGAACCCAGTCCAGCGACAGCGTAAGGTCGGTCTTACCGTCTGTACCAGACTCACTGACAGTGACTACACCCTGACTGTTTTCACTTCGAATGGTTGCGTTCGGACTGTAAAGAAAGCAGCTGATCGGAGTTTTATCGGTACTTGCCTTCGCATAGAACGATATGACGCAATCCTCTGCATCAAACGGAGCGGGCAGATCGAAGTTGAAATCGGTATAGCTACCGGCCGCGTTACCCGCGATGGCCAGCCGCTTTATCGCGTTCCCCTTATAAAGCTGGCCAGAAACGACATCCCCAAAGCCGGCGAGCGCTCCGGAATTCGGGATGAGGTTGGTCCCACCCACGCGCATGTTATTCAGCGTGCTGGTCAGCCCGGTAATCGCCTGGCTATTCGAGCTGACTCGCCCATCAATCGCTGTAACGCTGGTTTTCAGGTTCTGAATTGCAGAGCTGTTGGCCCCGATCTTACCGTTGGCGTCCTTGAGGCCTGAGTCCAGCTGCGTCAGTGAGTTGGCCTGTGCCTGATTTTCGCTGGTCAACGTATCGAGCCGCTGAGTCACCGATGCTTTGTTCGCATTGTAATCAGTGCGCAGAGTATTCACATCCGACGCTATCGCCTGCTCCGCGGTCACGCGCGCCTTGCGCTCGTTGTACAGCAGGCCACTGACCAGCTTGTTCGGATCGGTGCCGGTTTCATTTCCGCGCAGCTGGACCGCCAGCGTGTTGCGTGCAGCGGCCTCGGCTGCATCGGCTGAAGTCATCGCCGATCGCAAGTCCTGGATCTGCGCCTGACTCGCGCCTGGCGTTGGTCGCCCTATAGCTACCCAGTCAATTTCGACATAGTTGCTGTCGTCGGTGCTGGTCGTCATGTCGAGGCGGATCTGATAGATGGTACCTGCATCTGCCCAGGGGATATCCTGAACCGAAAGCATGGCCACGCCGTTCAAATACTCCGGCTCAGCAAAATAGAAGGCTTTCGTGTTATTAAAAGCCTCACCACTTTTCGATATCCAGCGGACGGTGCCCTCCCAGGCAGGTGTCCCGACTTTGCGGATACGCATTTTGAGATAGCGATAAGAGTCACTGCTTACGCGTAAATCAACAGGGGATCGCAGGTATGAGTCAAACCCATTACCGCTTCTGATCCAGCCATCAGTCAGGACGATACCGTTGTTACCAGTCCACCCCTCGGTGGTCTTGTTATCGAAGTAGAAGATTTTCAAGCTGTCGAACTGCTCGCCGGTGCCTGCGGAAACAGACGCGATCTGCTGCGCCAGGCTGTCAAACCCGTCCTGCATCGTTGTGTTGGTGCTGGAGATCTGCGACTCGACATCATTTTTTGCAGAGAGTAGGTTATCCGCGGCTTCTTTAGCGCGAGCAGCATCATCGGTCTCGGCCTTCCTGACTGCAGCCGCAACATCGTCAGCCGATTTTTTCGCGTTGGCGAGATCGCCGGCGGCGCGGTCGCGCACCTCTTTAGCAAGGTTGTCGGCATTGGCTTTACCTTGCTGGGCCGCCTGGGTGATGTCAGATGCATTTTTGGCTACATCATTAGACATCCCATCAACTGAGCGCTGTGCCGCATCGGCAGCATCCTGTGCATGCTGCGCTGCATCAGTGCTGTCTTTGATACCGTCGTTCAGCTCTCCCCAGGTGTCGGTATCGCGGATCGCATCATCGAGGTTGCGGTAGTAGTCATCCATGTTGTCGCTGGCCATGCCGAAGACCCAGCCTGTCCAGGGTGATTTATTCCCGAGTCGGTCGACCAGGCGGGCTCGATACCAGAACTGCTGTGCGAACTGCAGGCCCATCTGCTGATAGCGGTTGCCCGGGTAAGCAACATCGGTCAGCGGCAGCGCGCCGGTGCCGTTCTGATCCTGGCTGTACTGCACTTCGGTCCGCTGTGTGTCCCCCGAGTTAGCCGGGAACCCCCAAGAGATTTCAATGCCGGCCGTGAGCGAGGTGGTGGCCAGCCCCACCGGCGCCAGCGGTTCGCCAATTTTTCCCGTCAGCGTCTTCTCTTCAGAGTACGCCCACCCGCTGGACACTTCTGCAGCGTTGATTGCCCGCACGCGCACCAGATAGCGACCGGCATAAATACCGCTGACCTCAAAGGATGTGGTAGAGCTGCGCGGAACGTTGATCCAGTTCCCGTCGTTACGGCGCCACTGAGCCTCATAAGAGATGGCGTTTTTAACGGCAGTCCAACTGGCCTGCATGGTTTCAACGCTGATGCCTTGGTTTACTACTGAGTATGACGTGATGGACACGCCCTCCGGCGCAGCCTGATGCCCCGGTGGAACTACGCTCACCGGACGGTCGTCAATAATGGCGCCGGTATCGATACGGGGGAACTTATCCGGATCGTGGGCAGCGCCAGATACAGTAAATGTGCCATCGCTGTTATCGGAAACGCTAACCACACGATACTGCTGCAGATACAGCTCATCCCACTCAATAGCCCACACGGACTCCGTCTGAGGAGCCTCACTGAATGGGGTGGTGATAGTTACCTGACGGGCGCCGTTAACGGACTGAATAGTCCTGCTCTGGGAGATTCCTGACGGCAGGTTAACCTGCAGGCGCGCGCCGGGTTTGGCATCAACGTTGCGGTCAAAGGTGATGACTCGCCCGCTGACAGCGCTGATGCGACCGCCGTTGGAACGACCTGCCAGCATTTCATCTGCGACAGCGATGATGTAACCCGGCTGCGGAATATTACCATCAAGGCCAACGCCAAACGTAACAACTCGGTCTTTGTTATTAGTGAGGATCCCCCAGCGGCCCTTCCTGTTCGCCTCAGACTGTCGGGTGCAGCCGATAGCAGTCATTTCCAGCTGATTGAAGCCATAACGTGCTACCAGCGACTGCTCGAAAACAGGCTCCATAGCGTCAGAATAGGCATTATCCGGATCTGACCATGACACAAGTGCAGTGGTGTAACGCGTTTTTGCGGAACTGCTGGAGTAAGTAAACTTACCGTCAATCACATTTGCCCGGGTATACGTGTAATCCACATCGCGAGGCATATCAGCCAGGGCAACAATCTGGTCACCTCCCCAGTAGACCATACCCCGAAAAATGGCCGCGAAGTCACGCAGGACGGTATAGGCGTCATTGCGATCCTGCACGTAAACGTTACAGGTATAACGAGGCTCTACACCATCGCCTCCCTTTCCATCCGGGACCAGTTGGTCGCAATACTGAGCCACCTCGTAGAGCGTCCACTTGCTGATGTTTTCAGCGGTCAGGCGGTTACCCAGGCCAAATCGACCGCTCACCACCAGGTCATAAAAAATCCAGGCTGGGTTATCGGTCCACGCCCACTTGAATGCACCGGTCCAGACGCCAGAATATTCCCGGGTCTCAGGGTTATAGGTATCCGGCACCCGGATTACGCGCATTCTAGGCTCACAGGCAATCTGCGGAATAGAGCCATTAAACTGACTGGAATCAAATTCGATATACAGCAATGCGGTGTTCGGGTAGCGTAATTTTGCGTCGATGACCTCTGTGTAGCTTTCCAGAGTCATTTTATCGCCGATTTTAGCGCTATTAGCATCAGCAGTAATTTTGCGCAGACGTACAGTCCAGGTACTTCCCGCCTGAGGGAGTTCAATACGATGGCTACGCTCATAGCCCGACGTCGTTTTCCCGGTTGCGGCCGTATCAACCACCGTCTGCCAACTGCCACCATCAGTTTGCAGATCGATGGCATATTTCACCGTATTACCGACCAGATCCCCATCGTCTTCCTGAGTGAACAGTGACGGCCATTTCAGGCGCAGACGGATCGCAGACATCTGAGCATTCGTGAAGGTGTGAGTCCAAGCCGTAGCGCTCTTTATCTCAGTGCCCACACTAATCTCATTCTCAGAACCCGGAATACCCTGGATATAATTCTGCGCCTGAGTGCCTGGACGGAATTCCCATGCCACGCCGCTGAAATTCTGGGAGCCGTCGACATTCTCCAGCGGAGTGCCATCCAGATAAATATCCTTTGCCGTCAGGCCACCAGCGAACTCCCCTTCACCCAGCGCCAACAGAATTTTAGCCTTTGCGACAGACTGAAGATCATCAGGCTGCTCAGTGGGTGTGCGAGCCTTTGAACTGCCGCCTTTGCGGCCTTTAATTTCGGTTGCAGTTGACATATTACGCCCATAAAAAAACCGCACATGGCGGCCACTGGTTAAATATCAGGATGTTGTTACTTGATAATCGGGGTTATTTTATGTGTTGCTTTTTACAAGAATGAGGCAACAACCATCCAATGGAAGAAAGAAAACCAATAACCATAAAAATATTGTTTATGTCGCAGGAGGGTGAAACTTCATCAGAGATGACAGAACAACATACTATCCCTGTGATACCGATAAAAGTCTGGCCTAGCTATCCGCATAATCTTTTAGAATATAATCCATCCCAGCCGGGAGTGGAGGCATACGCCTTGCTGGATACTGGTGCCGATATATGCTATGTAGATTCAACTTTCGCAGTAGACGTAGGTCTTCCTGCCGTTAGAAATACGGAAGTTTCCGGTGCCACTTCGACAATTAAAACAACTGTAATGAACTCTACCATTGAATTTAGCAGAGTTGATGAAAGATTTGGGGTTGAGCTATCATCTATCCCTCTTAGGGATAACGGGCGTGTTTATCACATAGTGTTTGGCATGAGTCTCATAAAAATGGGAATTCTAACGCTCGACTTTAAAAATAAGATCTACACACTAACTTTTAGAAACTAACCCACCAGCCATATCATGATAAGACGAGGTATTTCCAGATAAGGACGAAAGCGGACTGGAAAAGGACGCATTAGCTGTGTTATCGGAACCACCTACTAGCTGCCGCGTATCCTCCACCAGGGGGTGCCCGCCTTCAAGATAATCCAACCTAGCAATCAGATTGAGAATAGTACACTCAAGGATTTTAACTTTATTTTCAATATTCATACCATCCTCCCATTTTTATCCTACTGTTTATCTTCAACATAGATGCCTGCTGATATAATTGCACCACCTATGCGCCGCCGCCCATATCCCAGCGGTACAGGATTACCCTGGGCAGTGGTGTTAGTCACACTACCAAAAGCATAGGATGCTTTGTTTTCACTATCCTGTTTACTGGCAAGCCCTTTGGGCTGGGGAGAAAGCATCTGGACTATACCGCCAAGTGCCATTGACGCTCCAACTGCTGCAGCCATCCCCCAGCCACCTGCAAAAGCAGTTCCCCCAGCAAAGCCGAGAGCCATTCCTCCGGAAGCAAAGGCAGCTACACTTATCAAAGCGGCACCAAGAATAGTCTGAAAAAGCCCTGCCTTTTTACTGCCTATAATCACAGGTACTATGCGAATCACTTCCCCCGTAATTGGCAATCCAAGCTCATCTTCACCGATATTTTGCCGCCCCTGAAACACGGCGTAGGTCAGGCCACGCGCCTGACTGGAGATCATAAACCTTTCAAAACCGGGGAGCGTTTTTGCCAGTGCCTGCGCGGCCTCTCCCGTCTTGCCAATCAGACGCCGGTGCGTTTTGCCAAACTTCTTTCCCAGCGTGCTGCCCAGCTCAATGCTGACCATAATTTCCTTCATCGTTCAGTCTCCTTTAACAGTTTGATATGCCGGACGATTTTCATCGTCCGCTCCTGCCAGTAGCCGCCATAAGGCACTCTCTGGCTGAGGTGGCCGTACAGGTGGTGGAGCAGCATGTTGCCCTCCAGCAGGATCCCGGCATGGTTCCACTTATTAGCCTGCACCTGCATGATGGCCATATCGCCTGGTTGCAGAGGGCCAGATAACTCCCGGAATCCGCACTCGTACCAGTGGTCCCGGTATAAATTCTCAGGGTAGCCATCTTCCCACCAGGGATAGTCCAGGCGCAGATCGGGGATCTCAATGCCGTGCGTCTGACGGAAATAACTCATGATGAGCCCGTAGCAGTCTGTATGGCCCAGCACAAACGGGCGCTCCAGCAGCGGCAGCTCTCCCCGGGGTTGAATGGTCCGGAGATCTCCCTCCGGCCAGCTGACAATATGCCACGGCAGCAGAGTCGCATCGCACTGCGCCTTATCCAGCTCGCTCGGTTGCGTTGTTGCGTCCGGGTGACTGTGGACAATGGCAATAACCGTGCCCCAGTCCTCGGCGGCGGCGTAATCCTCCGGCGACAGGTGGAAATGCTCCTCCGGAGCCACAGCCAGATTCCGGCACGGGAAATAACGCTCAACCCGGCTTTTCTGACAGACTATCCCGCAGCACTCCCGCGGGTACTCTACCGCCGCATGCGACATAATGGCATCAATCGTTTTCTGTCGCATGTCAGCTCCTGATTAGCGAGGTTCCAGGGAAACCACCAAACGGCAGCTCGTTATTTTCCCCGAACCGCAACTTGCAGGCCCGTAGCGTGCCATTGCAGACGTCCAGTGACGGATCATCGACCGGGTTGTTATTTTTGTCGAAATAGCGGCTACCAGCGTAATCGCAGCCATCACCGGAGCGATACTGGTTGCGGATGCACCAGGTGCAGAGCGAGTGAAGCTGGCGCGTCGGGATCATCAGCCCCTGCAGATCCATAGGACTTGAGAGAGTGAACTCCACGACTTCATTTGTTTCACTGTCTTTCGCGTCAATATAAAAGACCTTCAGCTTCTCCTGCGTAGGATCTGCTGTTGGGTTTCCTGCCGGGAAATTGCTGGCGTCCAGATACTGCGCCAGCGTGTCGTGGATGCTAACCTTCGCCTGCAGTAAATCGTCATAGGCCAGGCACAGCGCAGTAATAGAGCTATCGAGGTTAGCGACCGATAGCTTTGGCTGCGCGCTGCTGCCGCTGGTTGATGCCTCTATGCCCTCTGTCTGACACGGCCACGCGGAATACTCCTGCCCCTGCCACCAGATCGACTTAGCCGGGAGCTTAGCCTCATCGCCACCCGCAGCGCTGATTTCCTCCGGCGTATGGGCGATATTATGCGAATGAAAACGCAGAACATCGTCAACGCCAAACGCTGTGCCGTCGACCTCATACAGCCGGATTTCATTTCCCGGTTCCAGTTTTTGATAGTCACTATTCAAGCTCATGGTGCAAACGCCTGTTCAAAAGTTGCGGAAATATTGATGATTTTTTTATTCAATGGAGTTTTCTGTAATGTATTGGCACCCACGCGCCATAACGCCAGTTCGCCAAAGGGGGGCTGAAACGAAAATGACTTTGTTTTGTGCCTCCGCAGGAAAGCATAAATATCTAACGCTGTTTTCGGATCGCCAGAAAATGAAAATTCGTAGCTCAGAGCCTCTTCATTTATTCCATTACCGGAAACCTGAGAATAACCATCGCCAAACTGAACTTTTCGGATGTTATCAGTGCTTTTAGTTGCCGACTGGCTGGCGGCCTGAATACGCCACGCGAACGTCTCTATTGCCATAAATAACCTCTGGCGCCTCTATCTTGAGCCTTTGATTGCATTCCACAGAGGAGTACCGGGTCTTGATGCCTGCTCACTCACCACGCTGACGATTGCAGGTTTCAACTGCCTGATAATCGCCCCCTCGTCCACCCGCAAACCCTGTTCGCCATGGGTGTTGTTGCTTTGCGTGATAGAAATCCCGCCCATATTTACCGTCACTCCAGCAGCGGATGTGCTCGCAGGCACACCTCCGCCGACATATCCACCGGTAGCGTAACCCCTCATCATCCGGTAGAGGTTGCCGATCCCGATTCGACTGGTCGCCTCTTTGGTAAAAACAAATTCACCGCGGTGAACAACACCGGCAGGTTCATACTTACCACCGTGGCCGGTGAATCCGCCGCCGTCAAACCCCGACACATACCCGCCTTTCCAGTGCAGGGGTAATGCCCCGGCTGCAGAGTTATATGCGCCGGAGGGCGTACTTCCTCCACCCGACGCGCCCCCGGATACCCATCCCATGGCAGCCTGAACGGTGTAGGCGACAATCAACTGATTAATGACCTGCGCGATCATCTTCAGAATGGAGGACGTGAACTCTTTAAAACTGGCTTTTCCGGTTGTATTCAGCGCTGTCAGCTGGTTTGCCAGCCCGCCAAACGCTGCCTGAGAGACCTGTTGAACGGATGAGAATACGTTGGTGGCAGACTCCTGATATTCGGCCCACCCTTGCTTTGCGCCAGCGAGCCAGTTCGAGCGGAGGGCATCCTCGGCCTCATAGGTAGCCTGCTGTTCGGCAAGCACCTTCTGCTGAGCCTGAGGATTAAATGAATAGGTTTCTCTCAGGCGTTGCAGCGTTGCTTCCCGGGTGGCATCACGCCCTGATACACCATTAGCCTGAGCCTGTAACCCAGCACGCACGGCGCTCTGCTGCTGCGAAAACTTATTGGCCTGGTCGGTGAGGTCATTCAGCTTTTGCTGGCGAGCGATTTTATCTCCGAGATCCGCCAGCTGACGCTTATACTCCAGCGTCTCTACCTTGTGGGCGAGAAGCGATTTTTCCTGCGTAGAAAGCTTCCGGCGCCCTGCTGCCTCCTGTAGAACTGCATACTGATTTTCCGTCTGCCACAGTTCACGTCGCTGCTTGCTGATGACATCATTAACGCTGGTATGCTGCTGCAGGGTTTTAAGCTGTGCTTGCAGGGAAAGAAGCTCAGACTGCGCCCCCTCAGAAGCCTTGTCACCTGCAGAGGTGCGGACAACAGGCTTCTTATTCTTGTTTTCAAGGGCCTTTTTGTAACGTTCGTTCTCCCGTCCTACCGCAGCCTCACGGACATCCGCATCGGCATACTCCATTGCATTAATGCGCGCCAGTTCACGCTTGTGCCTGGAGGCTTCAGTCTCATTCAGTCGATTAAGTTCAGCGTTCTGCCGATTGCGCCGCTTCAGCCTTTCCTGTTCGTTCTGGTCGGCCTTATCCCGGGCATTCTTTAAATCATTCTGGAACTTCTCCTCTTCCAGTTCCGCGAGTTGGTCCCGATCCTCCTGGCTAACCGGAATATAAATCCGGCCAATCTGCTGCCCGGCATTCGCAATTTTCTGGCGCAGGGCGGCAATTTTTTCCTCAATGGTATCTTCGCGACCGATATCCAGCATCCGATCCCAGGACCATGCGGCAGCATTACCCAAAGCCCGCCATGCCGTTTCCAGCCAGCCCAGGTTGTTATGCACGTCTGTCAGACGCTCATTCATCGCATCCGCATAGGCTGACATCGCGATTTTTGCTGCATCCGCGCTGCGGCCCTGTTCACCGAGGACGCGTATTTGTTCCAGCTGCGCTGCCGTAAGGAAGTGGATAGCCTGATCCAGCTCCTGTGCGGCACTGACAGGGTCTTCCTGCAGTCGCTTAAACTGTCGGACAGTCTCATCCACCGCCTGGCCGACGGTCTCCTTCATGCGGGCGGCGGTTTTTGCCACCATATCGACAGCGCCACCGGAGAATGAACCGGATCCGACAACCTGAGCCAGTGCATCAGCCGCAGCATGCTGCGTTACGCCACTCCCGGAGATCGCCCGGGATAACTGCTGAAGTTGCGCCGCATTTTTACCTGCATAATTCCCGGTAAGAATGAGCTGCTTGTTGAACTCCTCGGCCTCCTTGCCGCCGTCATACCAGGCCTTTCCCAGCAAAATGACGGATGCAGCGATACCCCCGACCACTCCGGCAATGCCCAGTCCGCGCAGAGTCATCAGTTGGTCAATCCACCCCGCCCGGTTAGCCAGCGTGATTCCTGATCCGCGCAGCGCGCCAAAGTTACCGCGTAATAGTTCTCCGGCCAATATGCCAAGCTCGCGACGGGCACCGGCACTATCAATCCCCAGGCCGTGCGTGGCTTCTTTCGCCGCTTCCAGTTTGCGGATATAGACCTCAGCGGCATCGCCAGCACCTAACTGCGCCGCTTTCATCCTCAGAAGCTCTGCGTCAGACAGCTTTTGCTCAACAACCTGAGCCTTCAGCTGGCGCAGGAATTTTTCACGCGCCTGGCTCGCCTTCTCTTCAACCTGCTGCAGCTCTTTTTGCCGTGCCGTGGTGCGGGAAAGCAGAGAGAGATAATCGCCCTGGGTAATATTTCCCTGCGCGCGCGCCTGGCGGAGTCGCTCCTGAACGCTGGCAAACGATCGGGTTTCACCGGAGAGCGAGCGAACACCATCAATCTGGCGAAAAAAAGACTCAGCCAGCGCATCCTGCCTGCGCGCCAGTGCCTCAGCCTGAGCCCCGTTCTCCTGATATTGCTGTCGTAATCCGGCAACGCGCTGATGCGTCTCCTCCACTGACCTAGCAACCTGCTGCAGTTCGGTGTTCAGCTGCGCTGAGGCAGTAGCCTGACGTTTTTGCATGTCAGATACAGCACTTGCGCCGGCATCACCCACGACCTTAAGTGCGTTTACCTGGGCGGCCTGCGCGTTCCGCATGCGCGCCTGCACCTTTTCTGTCTCACTCGCCAGACCGGTGAACTGGTTCCTGATCCTGGCAACCTGCTCACTGAATGAGGCGTTGTCGATATCAAGGTTAATAACCAGATCGCTAATCTGCTGGGCCATATCGTGTGCCTCCTGTAATGCCCTCTGCGGCCAGCATCATGGCGTCATCGTCCTGCACCTGCCCGACTGCCTCAGCAGTTGGCGACAGCAGACTGAAGTGTGCAGGGGTTATGTCCGGATCCCGGTAAAGAAAAGTGGAAATGGTGTAAAGCAGCCCGGAGAAATGTGCGTCGAGCTGCGCGTCCTGGAAATAACGCTCCCGATAAAAATGATGCCAGTCGCCCAGCTCGGAGGACGTCATGCCAGCCAGCATGGCGCGCCAGTCGGGTCGACCAAACTCGCGCGCCAGTTTCAGGACAAACTCACGCTCACTGGCTAAGGCTTTTCCGCGGTCACGGGCTCATCAACCGGTACAGTGTTATCAATACTCTCCGTCTCTATCACTTCATCTAAGACCGGTGGCAACATGCCGGACAGTAGCTGGATTTGCATTTGCGCCTTGCCAATGGCTTCCGGTGGCCACGAGCGGAGTACCTGTTGCTGCAGCTCTTCTTCTGAAGGCCCTGACGGATCGTTATGCCAAAGCGACAGCGCAATGAGTAGCGCGCCGGTGCGAATATCCATATTGATGAGTCGGGCATTGACCTCCTGCTCACTCAGCTCATCCACGTCAACGTTAAGGTCCTTCTCTTCACGAGCCAGGTATTCGAGATAGCTGATGCGCTGTAACGCAGACAGCTCGCTAATCTGCGTCCTGACGCCGTTGTGCTCAAACTCTTCTTTTTTGAGAAAATCCATCTGATTATCCTTACGCCGCCGTTACGGTAACTTTGCAGGTTGCGATAAAGCTGCCGTCATTGCTCATGACAACGACATCAACCGTACCTGCTGCCACGCCGGTGACAATGAGCGATTTTCCACTCACCACCACCGTCGCTTTCGAGCTATCAGAGGCCGCGGCCCGGAACGACTGGTCCGAGGCGCTTGCTGGCGTGACGCTGATATTGAGAGTCGTGGTGGCGCCGACGGCCACGCTTGCGGTAGCCTTATCCAGCTTGATACCGGTGACGGCGATAGCCGGGGAGTCGCTCTCTTCCGCCAACTCAGGCTTACCGGTGTTGGTAATTTTGGCTGTGCGGGTGATAACTTCCTTCGCAGGAACGGCTTTACCCAGACTGCTGCACCATCCTTTAAAAACGTCCACGGTGCCGTTGGGGTACTTGATTTTGTAAGCCTTCACGGTGCCATCAACAAACCAGGCTACCAGCGATTTTTGCCCGTCCTCACCGGGCTTCCATGCCAGCGTCAGCGACGTATCGCCTGCTGATTTTGCCCCCTGGGCCGTCGCCGTCCAGTCAGCATCATCGTCGTCCAGGTAGGTGTCGTCATACGACTCGGCCGTCATTTCGCCCGGTGTCAGCTCCTTAATCTTCGCCAGGCGCTGCCAGTCGGCATCGGACAACGGATTTGCATACGGGTTGCCCGTGCCGGTATACAGCCAGAGCGTTGTGCCGGCGCCCTTTACGGGAGCCATAGGATTCGGTGTAGGCATTTTGTCCTCACATTTCGTAATTAATTGAGTACTTCAGATCGGCTGAGCTCCACAGCGCCAGGCTGTCGTCCCGTTGATATTCATAGCCCTGCGGGACCATTACAGTAATAAGGTTGCTTAGTGCCGGAATATCCGATATTGCGGGGTAGATGCGTGTTTCCACCCACTTATCAAGTTCAGAGTCAGGAACCTGAGCAGGCAGAAATATTTCTATATGAAGCGTCGCCTGCCAGGTATCGCCGTCCAACTCCTCTCCGGTATATTCCGCATCAGATAAGTAAACTGCGATGGCCGGGAAATCCTCCTCCTCAATAACAGCAGGACGGCCATCGAAATAAATGACGCTATTCCCTACAGCGCCCTCCAGCGCATCGATAACAGCAGAGCGTATTTCGGTATGTTTCATCGCTTTAAATACAGCCTCAGTTGCTGCCGCAGCGCGGCAGTGAGTTGTTTCGGCATGTCTTCTTTCAGCATGCGCTGCTTCTCCTGTTCAAAAGCCGCTGTTAACGGTTCGACCAGGGGGACCTTCACAACATCGATGGGGTAACGACTTTTGCCATTGACTCGCCGCATTATTTGCCAGCGGCCGTTGGCTAATTGCTGCAGGAAGGCGTCTCTGAAAAGATATTTCCCGACCTTCAGGACGCTGCCCTTCTTCAAGAGCCTCCCTTTCTTCCTTGTTAGCCTGACCTGTACCGCCCCCAGTTTCTTGGCGGGCAGATTTCCGCGATTAACCCGGATCCTGCATTTTTTCCCGGAGGTCGACGCTTTGCTGAGCCTGACGCGCTGTCTGATGATCCGGACAGGTAATCCCTTGGCCCGGTTATCTCCTGCAACTGCCTCGCGGGCTACCACCCGGACAGCGCGCGATACTGCTGATGCCGCAACCCTGTTAATAGCCCAGACGCTGGCATTGGGAACCATATTGCGATCGAGGGTGTTCAGGTTATCGATCACCCGCTCCAGACCTTTGATACCCATAAAACCTCCTACCGGCGGCGGGCGCTGGCTGGCGGCTCGCCACGCCCGAGCCATACGTAGCAGGAGCCGCAGTCATCCGGGGTTATTCGATCCACCCAGAATGGTTCATTTGCGATCGTTATCGTGTCCATGCGTCGCAGATTTCTGATGCTGGACGTTTCAACGAATAAAGAGGGGCTGGCGCCCTCTATCCGCACGCCGCCGTCGGCATAACCAATATTCTCCGGATCGTCGAAGACACCCGTCACTACCATGCCAGCCAGCAAACCCGATTTAATATGCGCCTCAGCCCCCATCACTCTGCGGATAGTGCTATCTGCGCGGGAAATCGCCGCATCAAAAATATTGTCGAATTCAGCCACGGCACCTCCCGTTACAGGCGAAGGGCAAGCTTACGCGTAAACAGCTCCTGGGCGTCTGCCGGTGAAACCCGAACAACGACGCCAGGTTCAACCAGTGAAATCGGCTCATCTCGAAGTTCGTGCCAGGCTTCAACATGCAGAGAGAAAAGGGTCTTAATCCTGATCAGGCCGCCCTGAGCATCGTCTTTCGGCACTGAGCCGGTGGCCTGCGCGGTAGTTTCGCCACCAGCCTGTTCTTCATCACCAATTTCTTCCTCCAGCTCAGCAACGCGCATCGCCAGATCTTCCTTCGAGCCCGTCAGATTGACCTCACGACCCAGCTTTTCCGCCAGCGCTTTCAGTCTGGCGATCAGTTCGTCTTTGGACATAAAAATTTCCTCACAGAAATAAAAATGGCCCCGGAGGGCCACTGTCGTGATTACGCCAGTTTGACCGTAACGAACTCATCCGGATCGGCGAGCAGCATCAACGGTGCGGACTGGATCATTGTGAACTCGCGTGCCGGGTCACCGGTTTGCACCCAGTTCTTGGGATAGCGGGTGGAGGCGTTAATACCCTCGCGCTGGGCATCCACGTCCTGAATACAGCCATAGGTACGAAGGCCGCGAGCCTGAGTGTTGCCCAGTACCATGGTCAGGTCGGGCATGTAGTTTTTCTTCGCGCCGTCATCAACGTACTGACCCGAATAAACCACGATCGCCACATCGCCATACATCCCTTTATAGGAGACGGCTTTACCCAAATCCTTCAGCGCCGTTTCCAGCTCGGAATTTGAGCCGCGACGGGTGTCCAGCTTTTCTTTTACCGCCTTAAACGAACGGAATAACGCCCAGCCCTTAGCATCGAAAACGATAATGTTGACCACGCCGCTGGCATTGATCGAATAGGCTTCAATGTCATCGGTTGGGTCATACGTTTCCTTGTCACGGCTCGACCAACCGGCAGCCCCCGCCTGAATGATGTTGTTGCCGGCGCTGCGGCCCATATCCACTTCTACAGGCTCGAAGGCTTCGCCGGTCATCGTGTACTTCCCGTTGAGAACCGCCTCCACCGCCTGCATTTCTTCAACCTGGGCGATCGCCAGCTCTTCATCTTTCATGTTCTGAAGGATGATGCGGCGGCGGCGGTAAGCGGGATCGGCAAGGTTCTGCGGGTCCTCATCTGGCAGGCGGCGCAGGGTCATCTGCGGGTTGACCTCGTGTTTCGGTTTGACGTAGCCCGGGGTAAATTCGGAGGTTGCGCCGCCACGGGTGCGGAGGACCTTACCGGAGACAATCGGCGAAACATAAAGCGCCATATTGACCAGGCCGGGGATCTGCGACAGGTAAACCTTCTCGGTGGTGAATGGGTAGCTCTCACGGAAGAAGATCCGCAGGAACAGCGGGTCAAACTTGAATTTCTTCTCATTAACCGCCAGCAGCTGAGCAGTGGTGTAAATTGACATAGATTTTTCCCGTAAAAAAAGCCGCTGCAGCGGCTCGGATGAGTAGTGATGGCTTTACTGTGAAGTCAGGAGTGACTTAAACGATGCTGATGACCGTTCCGGCAAAAGCGTTGCGCTTAATACCCTCATCAGTGACAGCTTCCGGCCAGACAACATCGTCAATACGAAAGGATCCGGACTTGAAGAACGTCAGCTCCTGACTGTTCTGGTCGGCACTGATGGCCAGAATGCCGCTCGCGGCACCAGCATGTTCGCCATCCCAGGCCACCAGCTTGCCTGACGTGGCATCGAGCATCAGCGGCGTCATCGCTGGTGTTGCAGCCGCCAGAGCGCCGGCGCCGTATGCGGTATGTGCCGGGTCGCTATTACCCAGTGGTTGATGGTGAGTGAAAGTTTCTACGTTAGCCATGTAAGCCTCTTAAACCGGAGTGTTCAACAGATCGTCGGATTCATCAGACGACGGAGTATTAGCGGACAGCGCAGCAGGCGCAGATTCCATCTGCCTGTCCAGCGCCGTTTCGCTGCGCGCCTGGGCACTTTGAGGAGCAGCCGCAAGAATGCGCTGAGCAGTTTCAACGGTCATCCCGGGCGTTTCGGCCAGTGCGCGGGCCTGGGCCTCACGCCCCTGGGCCTCCTCGCAATTGAGGATCCCCATAATTCGGCCGTTCTCTGCCGCCACCGCAGCGTTAATCTGCTCAGCAACGTCGGGACCCTGCTGCGTAATAGGCGTGGTGGGTTGCGTGGCAACAATCTCGTTGTTGGCCGGAGAGGAATCACTGGTAGCCACAACGGGTTGATTAATTGCCGCAGACGCAGCGTTAGGTTTATTCATGCTTCCTCCATAATGGATAGTATTTTTCATATCCAACGCCTCACGCATTACGTCGATCGCGTCAGTATTGTTTACAAGTTCGTCTGCCAGACCACTGTCGACAGACTCCTGACCAGAGAAAACGGCCGCTTCGGTATCAAGCACCCTTTGAACGGACATCCCGGTGTAACCCGCGACTTTTTCAGCAAACATCTGCCGGGTAGCATCGATACGCGCCTGGAATGCTTCGCGTACATCTTTCGGCAATTTTTCATAAGGGTTGCCATCAACCTTGTGCTCACCGCTATAAATCAGCGTGACTTCCACACCTTGCGATTTCAGAACCTGCCCATAGTTGCTGTGCGCCATCATGACGCCAATGGAGCCGGTTCTTGCAGTTTGCGTTACCAGTCTGCGCGATGCGGCACTGGCAATGAGCTGCCCGGCGCTGCAGTTCATGTCATTCGCCAGCGCCCAGACGGGTTTGATGTCGCGAGCCCTGGCGATTATGTCAGCGCAGTCGAATGCCCCCGCCACCATGCCCCCAGGCGTATCCATATCCAGCAGAATGCCGTCAACTTCCGGGTCACTGATGGCCTGCTGCAGGCGGGCAATCACCCCGTTGTATCCGGTCATACCAGAATAAGGCTGCAGCGAGCGGGTTTTACTGACCAGCGTGCCGGAGACAGGAAGCACAGCAATGCCTTTTTCCACCTGGTAGCCTCGTACCGGACGCGGCCCCGCCTCATCATTACCGAACAGCATCAGCGGCTCCGCCATTTGCTCAGCATCCAGCGTGGTACCCGATACAGTGTCAGTCAGCCGGGTGATGCCAAGCTGCCCGGCCAGCGCGCAAAAGAAAACCCGCGCGTAGGCGGGTTCCAGCAGCAGTGGTTCGTTGAATGCCATACTGGCAATGTGCGGGAGATTACGCAGCTCGGGCGTCATCGTTATCCTCCTGAGTTGATTTATTCAGCCCTGACTCGAAGGCAGCAGCCGCCCATGCAGGTGGTGTGAGTCCGGCTTCACGCCGCTCCATGCTCTCCCGCACCTGCTGCGCGAAGATTTCCTGATAATCATCCCCTCGCTTGGCGCACTCCTTCTCATAGGTGCTGAGTCCGGCTTCGATCAGCATGACCGCTTCCTGCACCTCTTTCAGACCATCTATCGCCATTCGACCGGCACCGATCCAGTCACAGTTCCCCCAGGCACTTTTGGCCTCCTGAAAAGAGAACCGTGCCTTAGAGGGGAGCGTGACAACCCGCCGGACTATCGCCTCCTCCAGCCAACAGAGAAACATCTGGCAGGCCTGGCGCGAAGCCACCAACTTCCGGCGGCCCATGAAATAAGCCCACGATTCATTAGCACTGGCGCGTGCGGTGGAATAGCTCATCTGGGAGTAGTTTCGCGACAACTGCTCGTAGGAAACCCCGAGCCCTGCAGCGATGTAGCGCAGTAAGGATTGCTCGAAAGTCGAATACCCGTTGTCCGTATCCTGCGCAGACTGAAGATTGAGGGAATCACCCGGCATAAGGTGGGGAACTTTGGCCCCACCCAGGCGCACCGGCGCCGCCGAGTAGTAAGAGGCAATTTCCCCTATCCAGCCGGTCAGCTTGCCTATCTGCTCCTTATTGTCAGACCCGAGAATGAAATCCATCGCAGTCTGAGTGTCCATCTCACTTTCAATGGTGGCCGCGTACATTGCTTTGACGATCGCACTCTGCAGCTGCGTATTTTGCAGGGTATCGAGCATTTTCATCTGCTCCATCACGCTGTAAAACACGTTGGCCCCCCGGGTTTGCCCATCCTCTAATGGTTCAAACACATGAATAAATGACGGGCGCCCGCCTGGAAGTTCCCGCGGTATATATGTCCATGATTGAGGCATCCAGCCAGGATAGCCGTCCTCGCTGACGTAATATCCCAGCGCAGCACCGGCATCATTCACCTTCACACCAGCCCGGCAATTGCGTGAGTCACCGATGTTACCGGGGTTGCTGACCCGTTTAGGACTGACCATCTTGAACTGGGTCCGAAACAGCCGGGAGGCACCTGTGTCCCAGGTTGCCTGGACGCAAAGCTCACCATTAAAGGCGTGCATCGCCACGCCCTCTCTGATCATCATCGTGAAAGTGCGCTTTCGCTCAACATCTATACAGCAGCAGTCATCCTCTGCGAACTCTTTCCAGGCTGCCTCCACCTCGCGCGAGAATGCTCTGGCTTCCTCCTCACTAATGCCAAGAAAGCGCCAGCTCGGCCTGTGGCTCAACCGGAAGAAAGAGCCAACGATATGATCCTGATGAAGCTGAACGGCGTTGGCTGCATAGCCATTGTTTCTCACCAAATCATCAGCGCGGGCATTTCCCCGGGCATAGTTCGGCAACAGCGCAGCATCTGCACTTTCACTTGGTGGGTTCCACGCCCGCAGCTGCCCGCCGAAGCCACCAGCGCCGCCATGATAACCGGCATACTCCCGCAGGTCGGTTTTACCGTCGGGCCCCAACAATTCTGGTGTTTTCATGCATAGAACCCCGCCGGTCCCCGGCGCCGTGAAATGGTTCCGATCTGAGATTCCAGATCGGCAATGTACTTTTTCAGGTCGCTGACGGAGGTGGCGGTAAACTCCACCCGGCGACCGTCTTTTTGTACCGTCGCAACACGCTTACCTGTCATCAGCTCATGTAAGGCAGCGCGCGCCGCGTCGAGATCGGCCTGTGTCGCCATTATTCATCTCCTGCTAATTCCCTGGCGTAATCCGCCAGCGTCTTGTTATTTTTTCGGGTTGCTTCCTCCTCCAGCAGACTCGCCAGAAGAGACTCGAGGTTCAGCTGCCAGCGGGAGATGCTGATCCGCAGCGCCGCCAGGGCATAAACGAAACAGTCGAGCGCCTCATTACGCCGCTTTTTACTGTCCCAGACGATCTTCCGCTTGCCATCAGTCCATTTCTCAACCTGCTCTTCGGCCGTCAGCTGCTGGGCTTCAGCAAGATCGTAAACATCAGGGTTATTAGGAAAATGCACTGCACCTGGTAACGGTTCGTCTCCATCGGCGACCAGTGAAAACCTGTTGTAAATCTGCTCTTTCGCAGTGTCCGTACCCACCTCAGTGAGATACACACCATTTTTATTTCGCTTGCGTGGCATATTCGCCACCGGCTTGCCATAAATGGATGCTCCCTTAATCGGGATCACACGAAACAACCCGTGCTTTTTTGAACGGTTGTAAACGATGGTGGGATCAATACCGCCGATATCCCAGCAAATACGGGAGACAGACATTTCAGCGCCATTCCGGCGGGCATAAACCTTATTTATCGCCTCATCAACCCTGAGGAGAGTCTCTTCGTCGTCATGGCGGCCCATTATGATCTGCCTGTCTATCAGCCAGCTCTCTTCACCCGGCCCCCAGCCCCAGACGCGCATTTCATAGCGGTCCAACTGGGAGTCAATGCCGGCGGTGAGGTAGGCAACGCGTTCAGGAACGGCGGCAGCGAAATGTTCTTTACGCTCCGCCATCACTTCAGCATCAGGGCGCTCGCCCAGCTTAGGTTCCCAGGTTTCCCCAAGGGTGGTATTAACGAAGGTCTTACGCTTCCCTGTATCACCTTTAGTTTTGAGCCAGTCTTTTACGATCTGCACCCAGGTGGTGAAGGGACTATACGCAGTCCAGATATGGAACGTGACGCTGTCAGGGGGGTCTATTTCTGCCCCGGTCGATGAATACCATTCCAGACCATCGCGGGTCCAGATCCCGGTTTTCTCGCAGATGTACCTTGCTTCGCTGAAATCAAGTTCCTGTTGCCTGATCACACAACCGTTATGTTCACAGAGATAATAAACACTGGAGGGATCGTCCGGGTGCCACTTAAGACCGAACGGCGTTTCTTTATCTCCAAACTTCAGATACTGCTCTTCACCGCAGTGCGGGCAGAGAACGTGAAAGCGCATAAAATGAGGCGACTCGCTGGCTGCGCGTTCAATCTGACAGGTCCCCCTCACCTTAGGGGTGGATCCGCGAATAGATTTAGGCCAAACCGACCCTTCTATACGCTTGTCGCCGAGGAAGGTTGGAGATCCCTCCTTTTCAATATCCTCATCGAACGCGGCCAGTTCGTCGTAACCGGCAACATCTACCGATTTTTCACGGTAGTTTTTGGCGGCCTTACCGCCCAGGCACCAGAAACCGCGCCCATTCGAGAAACGCTTCATGCTGAGGGTATTGTCACGATGCTTTTTGCCGTACCAGGGGGCCAGTGATAGTAAAGAGGGAACATCCCTGATTGTCGGCTCAACGTGCGACTTCATGAAGTTTTCTGCATCACCGTCGGTTGGCAGCCAGATCAGGGAGTTTCTCTGTTTATGCTCGATGAAATAGGCATATACACCGAGCAGCATTTTGGAATAGCCGACGCGCGCGGACTTAACGACATTCACCTCGCGAATATAGTCGCTCCCCATGGCATTCATAATGGCCCGCTGAAACGGCAACGTTTCCCAGCGCCCCTCCTGGTATGCAGACTCTTTTGGAAGGTAATAATATTTGTCAGCCCATTCTACTGGTGTCATGGGTAGCGGGCGGCGCAGGACCAAAAGCCCATCTGAAACAGCGCGAGTCAGATTACTCATCTGTGCTTCGGTAATATTCATCAGCAAACTCCGGCATTTTTTCTGCCGACTCAACGCATTTGTTAGCCCCCTTGGCCACCAGCTCTTTGAGGTACATCAGCTGCCTGTCATTAAAATCGGGAAACCTACGCTGCATCGATAAAGGGATACTATCGAGAACAGAGGCGAGCTCGCCGGCTAAGCGGGATAGTGCAAAAATACAGAACCCGGTATCAATAACCCGACGCTCTGCTATCTGATTTTTTAATCGCTGGGCGGTTGCCTGCTCTTCGGTCAGGTCAACACGAGCCTGAAGCAGTCTTGTCTCAAGTTCGTCATTGTCTCCGGTCGTTTGCTGATTTTGTCGCTGGCGCTGCCGATCTATTTCCAGAACGGTTTTTACGTCGAAGAAGACCTCCCTTCCACGCCGCTCCACTGGAGGGACACCCCACTTGTCAAACGCCTGGACGGAGATACCAATAGAGGAGGCCATATCACCTTTATTGAGTAAATGGGCCACCCTGCTTCCCTCCTCAGCAAAAGTCAGCGGCTACGCAAGTGCTATGTAAATTTATGTAAGCAAGCCCTCAGACTGGAGCCCCCGGACGGTAGGTTGTTATATCAAATCGAAAAAAACCTTTAAAAACAGCATATTGCAAACAACAAAACAACAACTAACCCCCTGAAAAATCTCGTGAATAGCGAAATCCTGCGCGGACGTCGCCCCGTAACGAGTCAGATCCCCGGAAAGGACCCGGAACGATAATAATTATCATTCGCTCTTTGTGCCGCCGTCAGCATTCAAAACGCTTTCGGGGATTCGGTTCTCAAGCGGTTCATTTTCAAACACCTTCAGTCCGTTGAACCCCAGCCAGGTGGTGCCCTGACTGACGTTGCCTGCGATGAACTCCAGCACGTCATTCATCAGTTGCCCAACGACCGCCTGGGTGTTCTGACGCCAGTAGTTTTCTATGGCTACCAGCAGCGGGTCCGAGCCGTCTTTGATGCTCTGCTCGCCAACGACATAGGTCTTCACCTTTGCCTTATCAGTGACGCAGAGCAGCTGCGAGGTCTGCACAGCGGTGGCAGTAGGGCCATTAACCTGCACCGTGATAGCTGCAGTTTTGCTGCCGTCATCGTTGGTACTGGATGCATAGAACATTGAGATGGTCAGGTCATTACGATTGAACATTGCTGTTACTCCGGTTGCGGTTATGGCGATGACGGCGCGGCTTGCGAGGCGGCTGAACGGCGGGAGGCATTAACTCCCCCTCTTTCACCGCCGCCTCCTCTGTCACTGGCGGCATTGGCTCCGGCGCCGAGGGAAGCTCGGGGGATACTTCTTTCAGGCGCTCATGCTTTTCGCCGCCTTCCTCAACCTCGATCTTGAAAAATGGGTTGTGGTTCTTTTCGTGCCGGAAGTGCAGCGCTGAAAGTGGAAGATCCATATAGGACCTGCCATTGTGTTCAACAGCAACCAGTACACCATTTGCATATTCAATTTTGAGGTTATTCACTAATGCCTCCGCTTCTCGGGTTAAGGTAATTAAACGGTAAAATTTCCTGCAAAATATTCAGTATCCATCTACGCTTACTTTGTAGTGAGATTCAAAACGCATACTTTTTTCCTTTCCCCTGCAGGAAACTGTCAGGGGATTTTTTTATGGTCAGTTTCATTTCCTGAAATGATTGCCTATACTCAACAGGCAGATGCCTCAGGGCTGAGGCTAAAAGAAGCTAAGCCGCATTTCCCCCCTCTGGTTGGTGCGGACTTGGCAATCGGACCTGATAATTTCTCGCCCTGACGGCACTCCGTTCAGGGCTTTTTTTTGTATTACCTAAGCCCCTCAATGAAGGGGTTAGGTAATACCGGTGACCGTCAAGGTGGAAGACCTTGTCAGTTTCAGAACAAATGACACAGTAAGCCCGCATGCAGCGTTATTTTCCGCTTCACACTCACGTATAAAGTTGTCATTTCTCAATGCTTTGTTCTGCTATCCGCTGCTGATCGATGTCCCTGATATCCGCTTTATCCCGGTTGCACTGCGCCAGCGCAGACAGCAGGCTGACGTTCAGGTCCAGGCTACTGCCCCACGTCATTGGCTCCGGTATCTCCGGCTGCGGCGTCTCACCTGTCAGGCTGGCCGGCAGCGGCACGTACGGCACCGGAACGTAAACTGTCCGCGTACTCCCGCAGCCGGTAAGCTGCGCCAGCAGGCACAGTCCGCTTAGCGCAATCATCATCCGCAACAGCAGCTTTGATGTCACGCGAGGCTCGCGATGACTCCAGTGCGATCTGTTCTTTAGCATGCTGATTGGCCTCGGTGATTATGTTCATGATGGTTACGGCGCGGATGACGTTGGCGGTTATGGCCTCGGAAGAGTCTGCGCGCTTCTCAGCGGCTTCCGCCCGCGTTTTCTCTTCCTGCCATTTGTCATGGTAATGGGAAGCTACCCAGAGAATCCCGGCGATAAAGGCCGCCAAGACAGCCAGGGCGATTAGTCGATAACGCAGGGTCACTCGCCTATCCCCCAGCAGGTCAGCGCGCTTTCCTGGTCCCGGCGGGAAACCTGCCCGTAGCAGTTATTTGACCGCACCCGGCAGTCGCGGCCGCCGTCCTTAATCCACCAGCGAATTGCCTCACAGGCGCCGCGGCGGTCGCCGGCGTTAATGCGCTGGTAGAAAGTTGAGGGGAAGCATTTTCCGGGCCCGATGTTGTACGGGCAGAATGAGGCGATGCCGACCTTTTGCGGCGGCGTCAACGGAACGTGGATGTTTTTATCCACCCACGCCAGCGCCTTATTGCGCTCGATAGCGTTCACCGCGTCGCATTTCTCCTGCGTCAGCTTCATACCCTGCACCACCGGGCGGCCATCGACGCGCGTTGCTCCGCGGCAAATCGTCCAGATGCCCTGGCTGCCATCGCGGTACGCGACAAGGCTGTTGCCCTCTTTCTCATTCAGGAACTGGTCCATCAGCACCGGCGCCGACGCGCCAGCAGCAATCAGCCCCAGCATGGCGGCGCTAAGTTTTGCTCTGGTCGATGCCATATCAGTTGTCCTGCGGTGGAGAGGTCACGTAGCCGCGGGCGAGAGCCTGCTCATATGCCTTCGTCTGCCGCCGTTTGAAATAGAGGTTGGTGAAATATGTCGCGATACCGAGAACCACGCCGCTGGCCAGCGCGATGAAGTTCCAGTCAAGGCCGTGAAACCAGTCATACATGCGTGCCAGTCCCGTGCAAATTAGGCCGCCTGACGTGCAGTACGTCGCCGCCGAAAAGATTTTGTCAGGCATTTTCATAGTCTCCACCTCGCGTAATTAGCGGGTGCTGTGTGTGCTTGAAAGGGTCAGGCCCATCGGGCTGATTTAACAACGAGCCGTATCGATGATGATTCCCGTGAGCCTGAAACAGAAAAACCCCGGCGAGTGCCGAGGCCTGTTGGTTTTTCCGCAATACGGCGATGTGACAGGGGTACTGATGCAATGCACCTCGCGAATACCCCTGTCGTATCGCCGGAAAGCAAAAACCCCGCGCTAGCGGGGTTCTCGTTATATTCAAATTGTCGCTTTTGGTCGCTGCCGAGTGGGGCAGCTCTGCTAAGCATGCCTTAATTATCAGAATTTTTAGCGCAAATTCAATATAGCTGAAACAAAAAAGCACTTTTTGTTCACTCCGTTTTTTTCAGTTCTTGCCTTGCAACCAGAAAAACCTTTGCCTGGAATATCTCAAGACACCATTTAACACGCCTTCGCGCCTCATCTGAAGACAGCCACGGCGCCATCTGCTGCAGTTCCCGGCTAATGTCGGAGATTTTCTTGCGCGTCGTGTAAAACCCTACTCCCACGACATAAACCGGGTCCGTCGTTTCGAATGACTCCAGCACGCACTGCTCGACGAAATCAGCATCATCATCATTGAGCGCGCTGTCGATAATATTAATGGTGGGCTTCGGCCATAAAATTGAGTGCGCCCGGCTCAGCGCCTGCTGCCCTCGATATCCTTCCTCCCGAGCCTGAGAAAGTGCAGCTGTAAAACGTTCCAGAGCAGTATCTGACCAGGAGGCTCCTTTAATGCCTCGCCAGCAAGCATGGCCTTTTGGAATTCGCGGTGCTGTCCCGCCCCTGACATTATCGCCCCAGATTGTCAGCAGCGATCTAATCCATCCTGACTGAATACCTGTCAGTAAGACGGATTTCCCCAAATAACGCTTATGCGTGGCCTTCGCCACTTCATTAAGTGCTGCAATATGTTTTCGGCGTTGCTGCGGTGTCATTTTTTCTCCTTATTACGCGAGAACGCCGAGCGCAAAGGCTCGGTCCAGTACGTTCTTTAACATTTCGAGTTGCGAGCCATATTTATGCTCAAATTTAACCGGGTCATTGTGTAGCTCGTTGTGGTGACGGCGGCAGAGTGGGATAGCAAACGCATCGTGCGCCTTCGTCCCCATGCCACCTTGCCCGTGACCTATCAGGTGATGAGGGTCATCGGCTGGCTGACGGCAGCACTCGCATGGCTGCGATTTAACCCACGCCAGATAGCTTTGGTTTTCCCAGCGGATCCGCTTTGGCTTTTTGAAAAATGAGGCTGGAGGCTCAGGATCAACAACAAGTGGTGTTATGGGCGCATCCAGCACAGGTTCCTGCAGAGCGGGAGCGGGGGAATAGCTGTCGATGTATCGCTCCAGAATGCTGGTGGCCAGCTCTGTTGGAATAATGTCACTTTCACGCCAGACTGAAGGAATGGGCTCATTCGCTAAGCGCAGCGCCTGCCGTGCCAGAGACTCGGTAATAGCCTCTGACGCTCCGTAAGTTAATGCCCACCAGCACAGCTCTGCAACAGATAGCACACGCTCCCGGTTATATCCCAGATCGCGCAGAACTATTTCAATAATCCACTCGATTAAGTTTTCCCTGGCAATTCTGGTGAGAAGGTCAGTCGTATGGTCGCGCAGCTGGTTGTCGCAGTGCCAGCAAACACGTATCGCGCCCGGCGGGTGCCGCATCGTGACCAGTTCGTCGTGATGGTACTCAGAATGCGGGTACTGACATTCGCGATGCCGATTTTCCAGCCAGTATTCAAGACCGGAAATGCCACCAGCGGCACGAATAACCCGATCGTCAGTAAAGAACCCGGCAATTTCGGGATCGTCTGCCAGCGGTTGGCGGGCGTCCGGAACCAGCCCCGGCGCCAGAGAGGTCATGTTCTGGGGAACCGACTCAACAAGAATGCGTCCACGAGAAAACAGCGGCATCAGTTCGCGCCCCGGCTTTAGCAGCACAATCCCCAAAGTGCGGACGGTCTCTGCCGTCAGGATTGCGCGCATATGACCTCCGGATCGAATTCTGATACCGCGACGGTAACCTGCCCTTTTGGAATAACCGGTCCCCATTCGAGTAGCAGACGTTTAATCTGGCTGTCGTCCTGCCATATGCCGGCGCGGGTAAGAGCGTCAAATAGCGCCTTATTGAAATTATCCAGGTCACGACGTCGGCGGTCAGGAGGGTACAGAGTGACGATTACTGAAACCGGCCCCATCAGAGTTAGTGGTCGCTGATGCAACTGTTTAAATACAGCGGCGCAAGCTTCGGTCTGATAAGCTCGTCCTTTGGCGCTCACCATATGTCGGCCTTTCAACCGGCCGCGGCTTGGCGCGCGCCAGTAAGCGTTTACGCTTGGCGGAAATGGCAGTGAAAGCATTAACGTTTCCATCATCACCCCCAGAACCGCTGCTCAAAACGGCGATCCGGGCGGGGAGCTTTTTCTGACTCAGGCAGATATGCGCTCAGCGTCCAGTGAATGAAGTCGTTACTAAGCGATCGCTCTGTCTTAACGTTATTGTTACGGTACCGTCTCTCGAGATCATCAATCTGCTCGGATGTAAGGTCGGTATGCTGAAACCAGGTTTGCTTCATGCATCACCCCGCTGGGATTTCGGCATGAATAAACCGCTGGCGCCGGACGGCGTCAGGAGTGGGGTGTTTTGAATGTGGTTTTGCGCCATGGTGTCTCTCCAGTGGCGCAGCAGGTATAGGGTGTTCAGGCCTATGACGGGATAATACCAGAGTTCTCAGCAACGCGGTAACCAGCCCGCTCCAGCATCTGTGTGAACAATGTGGGCGTGCCAATAATTTCATCCTCGGCCAACGGCATAAACGACACCATACCGCCACGGCGATACATCAGCGCACGCTGGCACTCCGGAAATGAATGCAGTTTGGCAACGATAACCCCATCGTGGCATCTGATAACTGCGTAACCCTTTTTTGGTAAATCTTTTACTTCCACCCCGAGTCCCCTCTTATAAACCTGAAATTAAATCCACAGCTGATCAATAAAACCACTCATCTGCGCTTTCCCAGGTCTCCTGCAGGATCTCCTCGATGCGTTTTTTGTCCGCCTTTTCTCCTCCAACGATACTCAGGCCGTCAGAGCTGGCACGCCGGACGGTAAGCTTGCAATCAGCATAGCTTTTATCGATACGCTTCTTAAGCTCCAGCTCAAGCGCAGGAACCGCCCCATCCGGCAATTTTTTGGTGCGATCAATTGTGACCTCAACTTTCATAAATCCTCCCTCAAACATTCACTGTACAAATATACAGTATACCTACAACCAGTAAGATTCAAGTTTTTTGAGGGCACGTTTTGTGAATACCATACTGCTGTTTATAAAGATGTTTTCGCTGTGAAACTAAAAACCCGCCGAGGCGGGCTTAGTTATGCTGCCAGTTCTTTTGCCCTACACATTTCTGGTAAATTCGCACGCACCAGCGCTTCGGCGAACGGCGGCGGCACCGCGTTGCCGCAGCGCGCGACCTGCTTGTCCTTCGCATACTTCACGCCGCGATAGTCCTGGTCGATGATGTACCAATCCGGGAACCCCTGCGCGCGGTACAACTCATGCGGCTGAAGCATGCGCATACCAATATCAACGATGCGATACGTCACCCCACCGATTTCCACCAATCCTGTCGAATCCGCGCCGCAGTATTCCTGCATGAACGCCAGCACCTGCTGCGCGCGTTGCTCGTCGCACTCCTCGACCGCCAGCGTGGTTTTTACCTCCCCGACATGCTTGCCGCCGGCGGTTACTGTTGGCATTGGCTCATCAGTACGCTGCCCGTCACGGCAGGTGCCGCGTAGCTTAATCAGATGCGACGTGACGGCAGCGTGATGATTTCCTGTTGTCACCGTATGCAGCGGCTCTTCTGCACGACCGCCCGGGTGCCCGGTGTTGTTCACCAACAGACTGGCTGCGACCACTGCATGATGATCAACCGTCGTCACCGAGTGCGTTGGCTCGTCCAGGCTGACGCCCGCCCCCTGGTAGTTCCTGCCATAGTGTTTTGCCAGGAAAGCGCTGGTAACGGCAAATTTATTACCGCCGGCAGTGACTGTGCCGATCGGTTTCTGCATGTCGAGCACTCGCGGGGCCTGCCCTGGACGCTCGCCATACCCCATCTGAATCAGTGTCGGGCAAACCAGCTGCGATTTACCGCCGCCGCCAGCTGTAATTGTCGCGCTCGGTTCATCAGCGCGATGACCGATACTGGCGCCGAACTGCCGCGCTATCACCGGCGCGATGACGCACGCGTGGTTCGTGTTGCAGAGTGTGTGCATCGGCTGTTCAGCACTGCGTGGCTTCGCAGAATATTTCGGCCCACCAGCGCCAGCGATAAACGGGGTCAGAACGGCCTCGGCCAGTCCCAGCGCGTGACCGTTCCCACCGGGCCGCGATGATGTTCCAGCCGTCACTGTCGGTACAGGTTCGGTGACCGGCTGCCCGGTGGCGCCCGTACGGAATTTTGTCAGGTGTGGGACGGCTATTGAAAACCCGTGTTTTTTGGTGATGGTCTGCAGCGGATCCGCCAGCGCTTGCCCCCGGAAACAGTCGTACGCTCCGCGCGTCGTCGTGTGGTTGCATTTCACGATAAACGGCTGAGCGCTGTCGATAACGAACCGCTGAATGCCGCGTGCGATACGTTTAAGCGTATTTTCCGCCAGCGGGCGTATGCGGTCGAATATTGACGGAGCAGGAATGGACCAGTCGATGCACTCTGCCGCTGTGCGCCACGGCGCCAGCCGCCCTGCCTGCACCGCAGGTGATTTCGGATCGCCGTGGGTAACCTCCGGCCAGACTATCGGCTGCCCATCCCGGCGCATTACCATAAAAAAACGTTTCCGGATCGTCGGCGCACCGTAATCACATGCGCGCAGCTCACGAAAATCGACATCGTAGCCCAGCCCTGCGACCAGCCGCTGCGCCTGCTCACTTCCCGGTGAAAGATCCAGGAACTCGCAACACTCCGCCAGCGCCGGGTGATCCTCCGGCACGCCGGTGGTCAGCATGCCAACGAATGCCAGGAACGTCTCTCCCGTGCGCGCCGGGTCAGGGCGCATTTCTGGCGCCAGCAGCGGACCCCATGTTTTGAACTCCTCGACATTTTCCAGCATCATCACACGCGGCCCCACGTCCAGCGCCCACCGGATTACGATCCACGCCAGGCCCCTGATGGATTTCTCTACCGGCTTGGCCCCTTTCGCTTTTGAAAAATGGCGGCAGTCCGGCGAGAACCACGCCAGCCCCACAGGACGGCCGGCGGTAGCCGCGCGCGGATGAATATCGAATACCGATTCGCAGTAATGCAGCGTATCAGGGTGGTTCGTCGTATGCATCGCCACGGCATTAGGGTCATGGTTAATCGCTATATCGACACTGCGGCCGATCGCCATTTCAATACCGGTGCTGGCCCCGCCGCCTCCGGCAAAATTATCAACGATGATTTCTCTCACGCGTATTTCTCCATAGCAGCAGCCAGCGAACGGGCCGCGGCGATAATTGACGGTACCGGCATTTTTTCCAGCCACATGCGGTTAATGTGATGCTGTAGTCGGCGCTGATGGTGCGCCGGTAGATCGCCGGCGTTCTCCACCTGAGCGAATACCATCTCCACCTCAGCAGGCCAGACAGTTTCCGGAACATTGGGCAGTAGCAGGCGCTCCAGTTCGGTAATGCGCTTGCAAGCGTACTCCATCGATGGCTCCATCTATTCTGCCTCCCTGGTCTGGGTGCCTGCGGTGGTTAGAGAGTTTTGTTCGAGTAGGTCGTCAGCCGCCTGGATTTCGGGATGCTCGTCGTAGTCAGGAAGATATCTGCGAGATACAGCAGCCAAGTTTGAAAGGCATTTTTCAGCGGCCTCTGCGCGGGATTGCAACTCAACGGCCCGGCGGTCTGCCATTTCAGCCCTCTCAATGGCTGCAAGAGCTGTGCTCTCATGGATTTCAATATAGGTCTCCAGCTCAGCTATGCGCGCGTCTTTGGCCTCCAGCTCCCTGGAAAACTCCCGAGCGTCGATTTTCATTAGTGTTACCAATGCTGTGGCACCACGCAGCTCGTCAGACAGTCGATGACATTCGGCGTCTTTGGCCTCCAGCGCCTCTATCAACGCACCAATAACTCTTGCAGCCTGCCCGCACTCATCAACGATAGAAACATTTGTTCCGGTATTTCTGCCATCAACCTCAAACCGCAAATCAACGTCATCGGCGTCAATATCCGCCGGTTCGAATTGCGAGATATATTCCAGAGTGAATAGAGATGCCTTGGCTTTACTAACCAGTAGCGGAAGCTCTTTGATATCAGTTGTCATGCTGCACGCTCCTCAGCTCGTCATGTGCCTCGGACATCAGACGCATGGCCTTCAGTTTCATTTCCTCAAGCTCACCGGCGATTCGATTGGATTCCGCTGCAATATACTCAAGCGCAGAGCCATAGCTCTCAAAAAATGAATAATGCTCGTCGAGATACATAACCCCTTTTTCTTTGCAGTAACTGAGTTTGAGTCGATAGCCCTTATTTGTTCTTTTAATAACCTCCCTCTTATTTATAAGAGGCGCGGCACTATTAAGCTCAGGAATATAGGATTTACTAACAGGCTCTTTGCTGACGACATAAATTAAGGTGCTCACTTGGATTCCTCCTCGGTAGCGTGAATGCGAATCTGCTCAATCAGTTCTGCCGCATTGACTTCAAACACTTTAAGCGGCTCACATCCGCCAACTTTTGCCCCTGAGACACGGTAGCCGCTACTGTCATTGCTGACGCAAAGGGATAGGCCACCTGCTTGGTTATGTGAAACCTCGATGTAGACGTTCCCTGGTTGTAACTGGCTCATTTGGATGCCTCCCCCTCAACGCGACGAAACTCAATAACCCAAACCCAGGGATTGGCCCGCCAACTTTCTTCGCCGTAGATTGACGCCCACAGGCGCGCGAACACATCAGCTACACAGTCGCCACTCTTCGTGTCGGTGGTACTGCACCCTTCGCGTATCGCATCGCCGTCACTGATACTCTTCAGTCGTTCAACCCGCACGCCGGTAATTTCAAGCGTGATGCGGCTGGCCCAACGCGGCATGTGGATTGATGGTCGCCACCCATGACGCAAATTGTCGTCGGCGTCTTGATATTCAGGTCTATGTCCGCCGTCAGCGGCATACTGGCAGAATTCTGGCTTTTCGAATTTCGAGCTATCTTCGAGGTATTCATCCATCTGTTCGTAATTGAATAACGGCCCCTGAAATGTTTCCCGCACCCATATGCGGTCACCAGGCCGGCCGAAAGGACAGGAAATAGCAGTTAGCACCGGATTAATTCCGGAATGGTCTTTTTCTCCCAGTGCGACAAATATCTGCTGCCCGTTAATATCCCACCCCGGGATAAACTTAACTGCTTTCTGAAGGGCTTTTAATGGTCTGCGCGTCTGCGTCTTACGGCCGTCGAGAATAGCCCTCACCATCTCAGCGTTAAAAATCATGCCGCGCTCTTTCATTTAGATACCCCCGCACTACCGAATATTTTATGGATCTCATACCCCTGCCAGCTCTGGCGGCACTGCTCTGTGATACTCATGCGCTGACGCTTTGGCTTTTCTGCTGCTGGCTTAATCGGCTTGAGATTGATATCGCCGTGGCGCAGCCGGTAAACAGGGTGATAGAACCGACCAACATTGGACACGACCCCGGCATGCACAAGGTGCTCCAGCAGGCGGTTGGCTTTTTTGCAGTCGCAGTCCACCAGCGCTTTAACTTCCCGTGGAGTTATCTCTCCTCGCTCCCGCATCGCGTTCACGATTTTCCAGAGGTTATTACTGGCCATGTTCACGCCCTCCTAGCCGCGCGCCGGTAACAGGCATCCCGCCGCTGGCACAGGCGAGACATCTCATTGGAGTTGCAGGCCATATTCATAGCACTGGTGTACTGTGTGGCCGCCCGACGCCAGAAACCTTTCAACTCAAGCTCCTGCGCCAGCGCCTCCACTGCCTGCAGCTTCTCAGGATCTTTTGGCTTTTCCAGCATGAAGGGCAGCACCACGTCCGGTATGTTGGCGCCTTCTGCTGCGGTGTAGACATACTGCGTGCCGTTGTGCTTGCGGGTAATAATGCCCTTGCGTGTCAGCGACCTGAGAAAGTTACTGGCCGTGCTGGCGGAAACATCCAAGGCTTCACAGATGTCGCGAATGACGCAGCCAGGCATATGGCGTACGGCGATCGCCACCCGGTCTATTTGATTGATTTTTACTGTATTGGTCATTGGTCAAAACTCGTTAGTTGCTTAATCCAGCCGCTTTACGACGCTTGTACTCTTCCATCAAAATCTGCGCAGGCGTTGGCCCGGCAGGATGGTGTGGTGCAGCAAGCTGGCGGCGTATAGGCGGCACGGTGAAACCATTGCCTACGTGCTTGGTCCACTTCGTCAGTAATTTTTCTGCCAGTTTTTTTAGCTCCCCTTCAGTCATCTGGCGCTCGACGCCAGTTCTGCGCATCTCGATGCAGATGTGGTACAGCACCGGCTGCGGCCACGGATATTTATCACTCCCGGAGTAGCGGTATGACTCATTGCGCCACTTCCGGTACGCGTCCATCACTCCTTCAGACGTCAGTCCGAACGGGTTAGCCCCGCTTTCGGATACCAGAGAGACAAACTCTGCCAGGTCTGGCGGCCAGGTATTTCCCATAGCGCAGCGCTCCATGCACTGCTGGCAAACCAGCTTGATCTCGCTATCAGTCATCGAACCGATCTGGGCTATCCACAGGGCCGAGGGCTCTGCGCCATTCTTCTGGGTCCAGCGGTTCGAGAACACCTCGCCCATCACCCTCCACAGCTGCCATGCCGTTTTCACCGCCATCAATCCCGTTTCTGCGACACCAACTCTCGTAGGCTGCGTCGATCTGCTGAACAGCTCGGGATGCTGTTGGCTCTGGTCGAACTCCTGCATGCGTCACTCCTCCGGTTTCAGGTTTCTTCTTCGCTCTTACGTGCACGATGTGCCGTGCAAATTTCTGCTCCCACTGGATTTGGGTAAAAACTTTCTGCTCGGCATTCCAGTAGGCGATGAACTCTGCCAGCTCAGTTGGCAGATAATCCGGCTCTGGCAAGTTAATCCCCCACTGCGCAGCGCGCTGCCGGAAACCCCCGGATGGCAGCCAGCCGTCAGCCATGCTGAATTTTCCGATCGGTTCGTCCAGCCCATCCAGGTACCGCGGAGCAACAGGCTCTGCTGGCGGAAATATTTGGCCAGCGTTTTCATTCGCGCCCACGCTAAGAGAGGGGTTTAAGATCTGTTTACTGTTTACTGCTTTCTGGATACCTCTTGGCAAAGGATTAGGCTTATCCTTAGACAAAGGGCGAGACAAAGCGAAAGCCTTATCGAAAGCCAAACCCATAGCGGGTGAAACCCCATGCGACGCGGCTTTCAAGGATTCCAACGCCTCATATTTGAGGTCACATTCGGGCAGCAATTCGAACGCCCGCACCCACGATTTGATGACGTTTACTGACGTTGGCGGGTTATGTTTGGCAGCGTTGGGCAGCCAAAAAACTCGGGCTTGGATGTCGGCTTTGACCATCCCAAGTGATTTGGCTTCTCCTAAGGCTAAGTCGAAGGCTTCGACTTCCCAGCCCAGCTCTTCGGCCAAAGCCGCGCGACCGGCCTTGAATAGCCCAGGAATAATCCCCGTGAACGGCCCTGTCAGCAGGTAAATAAATAAGCTCTGCCCGCCAGGCTGCAAAGGCGACAGAGCGCGAAATTTGGGGTCATCCCACATCGTGATCTTCACCTTACGGTAAGGCTCATTGCTTGCCTTACTCTTTGGCTTCGCCTTAGGCAAAGGAGTTGTCATAATTCACCCCTTGGCGCTGTTGTTCTATTGGTCATTGGTCAAAACTCGATTAAAAAATTTGTGGGGCAATCGCGCTAAGCGTCGCGAGCAGCGGCCCGGCAATATCTGATGGAAGCATTGCTGTTTTGGCTGAAATAGACTCCAGCAGCTCTTTAACCTGAACAGCTATTGGCAAACCCAGCAGAACGGCCTGATGTGCTTCAACGTCCTCTTTCATTGAGGAGGCCACCAGCTCAGGGTTAGTCTTTTCGTCCCGACGCCAGCCGTAGCGCTTGGCGATCGCCAGGGGCATCGCGGTGATAATCGCTTCAGACAACTGCATCACGTAGCCGGTGTACTTCTCTGAGCCGCCCTCATTTCGAAGGTAGCGGAAGAGATTCTGTTTATTGACGGTTATGCCGCGGCCGCCAACGGCAAGCCAGCGCTCAGCCACCAGCCGGGCGATGTCATCTTGCTGCGTTTTTCCTGGCAGAGTGCCCTCCCAGTCACGAACCGCATCGAGCAGACGGCGGCATTTCATGCTATCCCGGCGCCGAGGTTGAAACTGATTTTGCGGTTTCAGCGCAACACCGCTGCGCTGGTTATGATGTTCACATGTCAGCGATTGCATGGCTTGGTCTCCACAGGAAGTCCGTCAGTTGGGTTCGGATACAGATCGGGGCGGAGTTCATGAGGTGTAACTCCGGTTGCTTGAAAAACCGGCAGGACATGGCTTGATGGAATAAGCCCCTTGTGTCGTTTTTTCCAGTGGCTAATAGCCATGGGTGACAGCGAGATCTTTTTAGCTAATCGGCTTGCACCACCTGCCGCCAGAATAGCTTTTTCAAGTGCGTTCATAACTTGCTCCATAGGAAGACATGAAGCGATTAAACATTATGTTTATACCAATGTCAACTTTATGAATGCCAATTACTTAAACATTTTGTTTAAACTCAAGTGATACCGTCTACCACTAAAACAAGCTCTGAAAATCATGAGACCAACTTCGCATCAAGCAGATAGCCCTCAAGTTCAGCGCCTTATTGAGCTAATGGATTTAAAAGGAGCAACCAAAGCCGACCTTGCCCGAGTAGCTGGCGTTAGCCCTCAATCTGTGAACAACTGGTTTACCCGGGGAGCGATTGGTAAAAACTCGGCGTTGAAAATTGCAGATGCCTATGGTGTTTCCGTGGCATGGATCTTGGGGGAAGAGGTTCACGAATCATCAGGACTCAGGGATAAAGAGCGCCGTATGCTTGAGCTTTTCAACCAGTTACCGGAAGCAGAGCAAGACAGAATGATTGATACTTTCGAACTGCGTTTAAAAGAAATCGATGATTACGTTGAAAAATATCTCCGTGGTAGATTTAAGAACAGTTAACCACCAACCTTTCCCACCAGATCAACCCGCCTCGTGCGGGTTTTTTTATGCCTGCTAAAGCCTTCAATAGTTGAAGTGTTCGTCTGATATCGTAAAATCATTTTGTTGACACAAATATAAACTTTGTGTTTAATTGATTATCGCAACACGTCATCAAGGCAAGAAGCCCACGCAGTAGCTGCCGGCGGCATACGAAGCACCGGATGAGATGACCAGCAAAGCACGCAATAACATATGCGCAGCAGGATTTATCGTTCCGCTAGCCAGCGTTACAGGCACAAAAAAGCGCCCTCACGGACGCCTTAGCTCTTTAAAAATCAGTTTGGTGAATTAATCGTCTTTGGGTAAATCGCCAGCAAGCCAGGCAGCAACCTTTTCCGGAAGACTCAGTGCAATGGCTTTTGCTTCTGATGAGCGTCCAACGGCAATAAGCGCCCTTTTATGAGCAGGATCGCGTAGCAAACCGAGCGTCGGATTGTCGCCTTCTTGTGCTTTAAGGTAGGACGAATGAAGCTCTCCATCGGAGAAACTAACAGGCTTGCCTATCAGCTCCTTCATTTTTTTTGACTGAATATCGCATAACATTGCCGCCTTACCCGGCTGCCACACAAAACTTGCGACAGAAATAACAGCAACGAGCGCTCCGAAGAGAGGCAAGCTGCCATAAGACGCAAAAATAGCGGACCCGAGAAGGATTTGAGCAAACGTCAATAGTTTATCAATCCGGTTATAGAGGGTCGCCTGCATCGCTTCGATATGGAAGGAATAGCGGATGTTAAATAACGTCGATTCTCGGGGCATGGCTCAACCTCACGGCTTCTCTGGTGGCCTCGGCGCCGGGGCTGGACGGTAGGGAACCTGGCCATCAGGGCTCGGACGAGGAAAATCACCAAACTGGTTAATAAGCATTTTACCCTCCATGGGGGTTATTCAAATGGAGTTCCCTACGGCTAGGTAGGGTTCGTGCGCCGGACACGGGTAAGAATCCGGCAACGCAATGTTATCACAGATTTATTTTTATCTATTAACGTGGAAACGGGAGTTATTATGCCAGATTTTGCACGCAAACCTGCGAGGCTTCAGGCGGTGCGTCTGCCCTTATTTTGGGCCGTCATTCGCCGCATCTGCTACTTCCTCGCCCAGAAAGGCGATCCGGCTGCCGACCAACAGCCAGCAGTTCATCAGTAATCGAGTTTTGAATAATGGCTGTTGCCAGCCCCATGCCCGGTGCACAGAGCATGATGATGGTAATACCGCCATCGTAACCAAACAGGAGACGAAGACCTGTTCTGGTTAAATTGGAAAAATGTTCTTTTGCCCGTCAAGCGGCGGGCCTTTTTCCGGAGGTTTATATGTCAGCAAATGAACTGGCATTGCGATTCAGTAGCGCGCCAGCAGAGCAACTGATTGGCGTTCTCCCGGTGCTGGAGGTCAAAGAGGCACTGCGTGAAGAAGTCGAGGACGATGTGCTGAATGACGTGTGGCAGAAGCATCAGTTCGAGATGGATGCTGTTGAAGAGCAGGCGGATGAAGCGAACCGACTTGCCAGCAAATTTGAACTTGTTGCAGAAGCATTTGGGACCGCTATCAAACAGGCGGTACAGCTACTTCCTAACTGCGAAGTTAAAACCATCTTAAACGACGCGTTAGAGGATCATCCGGGCTACGGGCGCGACCCTCAATAACGCAAAAACCCGCCGAAGCGGGTTTGTACGCCGGTCAGCCGACCAAAGCTTTCCGGAATCGAGTTTTGAACAATGACCACTACCCGAGGGGAGCTATCAAAGTCCCGGGTATCTTACAACCTAAAGGAACCCGAACGCAATGAACACGTATGCGTATCTCATTAAAGCCAAAGCAAAAGCCGCCAATGCTAAAAGCTTCTTTTGCTGGTTCTCTGCAAAATCAGACTCCCGCGCTGACCGTCAGATCCTCGATATTCTGGAGGATGCAGAAATTGAAACCGGCCGCGGCGCCGACCACCAGCTGCCGATCCGCACTAACTGGTTTGTGGTAGACGACCTGCCAGAGGAAGGCGCTCTTGACGACACCTGGTGCGATCGCTACACCCTGGCTGACGACGGTGCCAGCTGGCAGAAGATTGCTGATAAACCCGCGCCTACGCCGGCACCAGAGCAGGAGCAGGAGCAGGAGCAGGAGCAGGAGCAGGAGCAGGAGCAGGAGCAGGAGCAGGAGCAGGAGCAGCCTATCCCCTCCACACCATTGTCAACATCTGATGAAAACTTAACTTATAACCTGGCACTTCTGCCTTTCAGGGTGCAGTTATTGGCGCAGTATCTCACAGAAGAGAAACATGCCTCCCATATCAGCTGGCCAACAAAATGCCAGATCGCCGATCTGGAGATGGATACCGATAACAACTATATCCAGAATCTGTTACTGGCGGCCGAGAACAATCCGAAGCTCAAAGACTATGACCTTCACGGTCTCTGGAAGGTTACCACGGCTGTGAAAAAGGTTTTCCCTGTCGATAAACGGCATGAGCTGGGAACACTGATCACGTTTATTAAGCTCTGGCTTGAGCATGACCATATCGACCGCGGCATTTTAGTTCGTGAATGGACCAACGGGAATCGGATTTCTGCTGTGCAGCGTACCAACTCGGGCGCAAACGCTGGCGGCGGCAACCAGACAGATCGTAACCCGGACCTGGTGCATACCTTCGACGTCCTCGACAAGGAAATTGCGTTGGCAACCCTGCCAATGGATTTCAATATCTATGACCTGCCGGGCAGTATTTATCGGCGCGCAAAAGAGATTGTGCAGAAAAAAGAGAGTCCATTTAAGGAATGGTCTGTCGCACTGCGAGCGACTCCGGGGATCCTGGATTACTCGCGCGCGGCGATTTTTGCTCTAATCCGTAGTGCAGAGGAGCACTTAACACCTTTCCCAGATAGATTGCGTGGGTATATCTGCGCAAACCTGACCGAAATAGATCACGCAAACCCCACTCCAGAAACGCTGGCGGCCGCACGGCACGTCCCGGAACTCGACGCAGCGGAAGAGGTAAATCGCCTGCAGCTGGATGAACCAGCAGAAAATAACCAGCCCAAGTTAGCCAACGCGGGCGGCGGTATTTTCACAATTGAAGGGCTTGCAGCACCAGCACCAGCACCAGCACCAGCACCAGCACCAGCACCAGCAGAAGTTACCACCGAAACTGAGGACGCGGACAATGTGCCGATGGAAGAAGCTGTCAGCAATGAAGAACAAACTAGAGCTGTCCCGGCGCCGGGCGAAGCGGGAATGGTCGCGAGTGAGAGCAGTGCTGTGGATTGTGAAAAGGCAGACCCCGTAAATAATGATACCCGGATTCAAAACTCAGATGCGCTTTATACTCACCTCATGGTCGATCTGGAGACAATGGCATCAGGACCTGACGCCCCAATTGTATCGATTGGCGCGGTATTTTTTGATCCAGCCACTGGCCAGCTGGGACCGGACTTCTATAAGGCCGTGAGTCTTGAATCTGCAATGGCATGGGGCGGTGTGCCAGAGGCCAGTACGATTATCTGGTGGCTCAAAAAATCAGCGGAGGCTCGCTCAGCCATTATTATGGATACCATCCGACTTGATGACGCACTGCTGCAGCTCAATGATTTTATCAGCGAAAATGCAGCCAATGGCCCTGCGAGCATTCAGGTTTGGGGAAATGGTGCCACTTTCGATAACGTTATCTTGCGCAGCTCTTACGACCGAACAGGTATCGACTGCCCGTGGAGGTTCGTTAACGATCGCGATGTGCGTACCATCGTCGAGCTCGGTAAATCCGTCGGATGTGAGCCGCGCTACCAAATCCAATTTGTTGGCGATCAGCATAATGCACTGGCCGATGCCCGGCACCAAGCCAAATACGTTTCGGTTATCTGGCAGCAACTAACCGATACTTCAAACTGATTTTCCAATTTCAGCATTCTACCCACCAGCCAGTTATCTTTAACTGGCTGGCTATCGGAGGTGATAGCCATGTACGAACTCACACTGTCACCTGCGGAAATTGCAGAAGTAACAGGTTATCGACGCTATACCGAGCAGCAGCGCCAACTGCGCTGCCATGGCATCCCGTTTACTACTGACGGTAGAAACAGGCCAATAGTGTTACGAAAAAACCTGGCACCGAATATCTCTGAATTACCAAAGGTTGATGAATATGTTGCAACAGAACCTGACTTCGACGCCATTTATGGGACGACCACGTAAAAATCCGAAGGATGCTCAACTGCCGCCTCGGGTAACAAAAAACAAATACAGCTATGTTTGGAAGCCAAAGGGAACTAAAAAAAGCATTACACTGGGAAAAATACGTGAAACCAGCATGTCGAAACTTTGGGCTAATTATGAGAAAGAAAAATCAAAACATCATGACGTAATGACTTTCTCAAAATTGTGGGGAATGTTTCTCGACAGCCCAACGTTTACCGAACTGGCTGCTCGAACTCAAAAAGATTACGGCCAGCATCAGAAAAAACTACTCGCAGTATTTGGAAAAATGAGGGCTGATGAAATTAAGATTGAGCAGGTCAGAATTTTTATGGACAAGCGGGGGTTAGCCAGTAAGAACCAGGCCAATCAAGAAGTCTCAAGTATGTCGCGTGTTTTTGGTTGGGGATTTGAAAGAGGCTATGTGAAGGGGAATCCATGCCGGGGAATCAGGAAATTTACGCTTGTGGATAGAGACGTGTATATACCGGATGAAGACTACCTGGCTATTTATGAAAACGCCAGGCCGGAAGTACAGGTAGCTATGGAGATATCGTATCTGTGCGCAGCGCGAGAGGGGGATGTATTTGACCTAAAAGTTACCGACTTGCGCCACGACGGTATTTTCATTGAACAAAATAAAACTGGTAAAAAGCAAATAAAGAAATGGACACCGCGTCTACAGGCTGCTATCGCGCTGGCCAGTAAACATTTTGCCAATAAATCTGCCAAGGGTTTTATTGTACCCTCCCCCAGCGGCGGGAAGATGAACAGGAAAACGTTTAACACTTGGTGGAATAATGCAAAAAAAGAGGCAGGAGTAAAACTGGGAAGAAAAATACCGGGAACTTTTCACGACATCAAGGCGAAAGCGATTTCGGATTACGCAGGGAGCAGCAAAGAGAAACAGATGTTCAGTGGACACAAAACAGAAAGCCAGGTTGCTACATACGATCGCAAGGTCAAAATTTCACCAACGCTGGATAAGCCGATCATGGGGAAAGACGACTGA